CTATGCTAAATGCCCACCAACTAGGCGATCACGTCCAATAGCTGTCCCTGCTCCAGTAAATGATACAGCACGTAATATTGCAGTTGATCCAAATTTATTTCTAATGGCGTCCATGGTAGGGCCAATTAATTGTCTCTGAGGTTTTCTCTCATCGAATAAATCTAACTGAATACTGTGCTCACGATCTAAGTTGGATATCCGGACAGAAAGCTGTCGAGCTGGCTCCCCTGCAAAATGCTCATCGAGTAATTCAATACAGACCTTATACATTTCAAGTGTTTCATTTGTAGGTGTAGAAATTGTTTTAGAACGATGGAATCCTTTTGTCATTGCATTTCGGCTGTATGATAAACCTAAACTAATGGTGCGGCCAACAAAGCCTGCATCCCGTGCTCGTTTCATCACATCCTCGCACATCTCTAAAAGTACTACTGATATTTCCTTACGAGTGTGGTAGTCCCTCATCAGCATTTGTCCTTTTCCAAAGCTTAGTGATGGATTCTTGACTAAAGGTTCACCGAGTTTGGACAGATCTATTCCCCATGCATGGTGATACAATTGATTGCCCATAACACCAAACTGCTTTTCTAATTCATCTAAATCAGCATTTGCTAATCCACCAACTGTTTGAATGCCTAACTTATTTAAATTGGCCTCCATTTGCTTGCCAATTCCCCACATTTCTGACAAGGGACGTACAGGCCACAATTTTGTTGGTACATCCTCATAAGTCCATTTAGCGAAGCCTGTTTTTTTAGCATCAATGTCTAAGGCTAATTTAGCCATTAGCATATTTGGTCCCATGCCTACAGCACTTGGCACATTAAATTGATCAAGTATCGCTCGCTGGATTTCTTTTGCGGTTTCCTCTGCTGAACCCCACAATTTTTCAGTGCCAGTCAGATCAACGAAGCTTTCGTCCACACTATAAACATGTATAGCATCCACAGGTACATAATTAGCGATAAGTTTTGTGATGGTCATAGACATTTGAAGAAAGAAGCTCATCTTTGGCTCAAACAATTTTATATCAGGATGTTTAGGAATTTCATAACGACGATTCCCTGTCTTAATTTTAAATCGTTCTTTCATGACTGGAGATGCAGCCAACACCACACTACCTGGTTGACTAAAATTGCCGACAACTGCAATTGGGTCCTTTAGTATATCCAACCCCTCTAACATGGCGATACAGCTGGCATAGAAGCTTTTCATATCGATACAAATGATTGGTCGATTCGGCATATTCTCGTAGTTCATACAACGCCACGCTCCTTATAAACAACTGGAACAACAGCAAGAACACTACTGATTAAAAATGTACGCTTTGTTTGTCTCATGAAACAGAATGCCTGAAATGAATCACCAACGATTTTAATGATTTTTACTCGCCTTTTTGTTACAGACCCATTTTTAGATACATACATCATGTTTACTAATTGATTACGCTGCATAGCTTTAACCAGTTGTTCTCTCATCAATGTTTCCTCCTAATACGTGAAATGTTCCTCATTTATAATTTATACAAGAACACTTGTTTGTATACATAATAGAACAGATGTTTGTATTTTGACAAGATAAAATTTCTGGAAATAAAAAAAGACCAGGCTCACAAATTATTGTGATTACCTGGTCAAATAGAATAGTATTTTTTTTACATCGAAATATTACAATAAGGTCAATCTCTATTCGCCCATATATTTCCAAGAATTTCTGCACCACTTCCACTCTGACGATACCATACCATATCTGCTTTAATTGTTGTTGAATTTGTCATGTAGTCATGTTCTATATTTGATTTTGGTCCAATATAGCCACTCTTTTCGAAAATCACTGTAGTTGTTCCTGGTTTATAGAAACGAACCATATATTCTCCACCTTCAAATGACACATTTCTGACCTGAACTATCCATTTTTTATTTGCAGAAAAACTTGATTCATTATCGAATCTAAAATATTCCTCCCATCCTGTGATAGATGCATTTGTACTATTAATCATGTTTTCATCTTCAATTGTACTAGCATTTGCATTATCATTAAAAATAATTAGACAAACAAGTGCTAATGTAAAAGTTGTAATCAAACTAAAAATCTTCTTTTTCATCTGGTTATCTCTCCTTATATGTAGTAAGTTATCTGTAATTTTCATAATCATAATTTTCTTTTTATTTACTATAGTAAAATTCCTAACCCTCGAGTTAATTCAATCCTATCATTACCAATATAACCAATTCAATGGTAAATGAACGCCACTTTTCTGGCGGTCATAAAATTGTTCTTTGGCGTATTACATACATTATTAACTAATCACGCCAATTCACGCCAGTCAAACCGCCATTATTTGGCGGCATTTGTGTTGTTACTCTAGTAAAAAATATATATTTATAGAATTTGATAAGTTTAAATTTGACATTTTTAATCTAATAATTTTCGTACTTTTTCTATTACAATAATAACAAGTTCAATAATTTGACTATTGACAATTAATTTATCTTACTATTTTTTTAATAATATTTTTGGTAGTCAAAATAAAAAAGCCCATTACCAATTAAGGTAACAGGCTTCTGCTGTTAAGCGCTACGTTGTGCAATGATTAGTTTTAAACCTTCAAAATCGCCACCTGTCAACGTATCAGCATCAAATTTATCGAGCCACGACTTATCAATCTTACCTTTATCTACAGCCTGTTTAATGTAATCACGTACTGCTGCTTTAGTTGTTGAGTTAGTGAACTTCATAATATCCTCATCCTTTTCTGTTGGTTTTCCTATTTCCATCGGCTTCATTGCTTTTTCAATTCGTTTCAAGAAACTATTCCAACGATTTTCTGCCAATATACGGTGCGGACAATACTTTCCGTTCCAATCCTGATGCTTCTTAACTCGCTCAATACCCCAACCATATTGCTTTAGCAACTTAGCGATGTATTGAACAGCGTTTTCCTCTGCAACTCCATAACGAGCTCCACCACTTTTGCTGTAGCAAATTTCTACCCCGATAGATATACGGTTACCCTTCTTGTGTGCGTTAGGATCCGTACTACCTCCACCATCTCCGCAATGCCAAGCACTTCGGTTGAATGGAATAGCTTGAATGACTTCTTTATCATCTACAGCAACATGGTAAGATACCTGATTGTTATTATTTATCATATAAGCAATTTCGTTAGTAGCTGGTGCATCATTGGCTGTGTTGTGTACTGTAATATATTGAGGTACCATTGAGTACGGCGCTTTGATTGAATATTTGCTGGCTGGTAAAAAGGTTTGTTTGAACGTATAAGCCATTACTGCTCACCTTCTTTTTTAGCCGCCTTTAACAAATCAAATGTACCTGATGCTGTTAATCCTGCAATAAATCCAGAAATCAGCATTACATAAAGTGGAAATTCAGCTAAAGGCCATAATACCAAACCAATAAAAATACCAATCACTACCGATGTGATTGGCATGTATTGAGTATTAAGTTTGAAAGTCTTTTTAAGCACCTCTGTAACTGCTAAGACAATTGCGACCATCATCATAGCAATCATAAAAATGTTTGTTAAATCCATTATTCATCATCCTTTTCTTTGTTTTTATAAGTATGTTTTTCCATGCGGTCCATACGTCCCTCTAACGATGTTAAACTACGACTTATTCCTTGCATTGCTGTTGCTTGCTTACCTTGTGCTGCAGTTAAAGCTTCTAAATTTTCCGTTAGTTTTTGTTCTCGTTTTGCTGAATTCCAAAATACATATACGACTAAGCAAATGCACAAAATCGACCACACAACCTGCGAGTTTGCTATATGACTTGCTGTTGTTACTGCGGATACAATATCCATTCAATCACCAATCCTTTGCCCTATTTAAAATAAAAAGCCATGAGAAGCATCGAGATTCAGTACTGTGTACCGTTGCCCTTCTCGATTACTCTCATAGCAAATAATATAAGCCTTCCCTATAAAATATGGAAGGCTTAATAATATCATTTATTCTCTTCATCAATATCTTTAATTAATTTTGATAATACTTTTAACTCTTCAAAACTAAATTCACTTTTTTCTTTAGTTTGATAAGTTTTTAACGAATTAGATACTATTTCGAATAACTTTTCTACATCTACCCCCTTATTTGATTCATTATATAAGATTTTTCTAATAGTATTTCTCCAAAACCCGAGTTCTTTACTATAATCATTCAATCTAGCTCGCAACAAAATTTGTCTTTTCATTGAATTGTTTCGAGTTTTAGTTAATTCGTTTTTAACTTCATCAATTTGTGCTTGTGTTCTCTCAATTTCAATTTTCAATTGTTCTGAGTTTTCATCTGCACTTTTAACCTTTTCCGTCATAACTTCAAATGATTGGTCTCTATCTCTTTTATAATTAGCTAATCTATCATCACTTTTTTTATTTAAATAATAGGCAGATATGCCTTGAAATACTGCATAAATTGTCGCTACTAAGAGAGCTCTCTTTATTTGATTTTTTAGGGGATCTACTGTTATAGAATCATATAAAATGTCAACCTTCCCACCATTTGCATAGATATTTATTTCATCCTTCAACAACTTTTTGTCAGTAATAATAAATAAATTAATAACTTGTCCTTTAGATATTTGTTTTATTTCTAATTTAGTAGTATTTGATGTCGAAATACTGTCATTTGAAATTTTTATATCTACTGGCTGACTTGCTTTTATTTGATTCTTGGTAATTTGAGAGTCAATTACTATTTCAACATCTTTAAGTAAATTTCCATATGTCTCTATATCTATCGGGACTATATACTTATTATTCTCGATAACAGTAGAAGTTCCTACACTAATAATAGAATTAAAACCGAAAAAATAACTAAACAATAAAGAAAGTAAAAAAGTACCCAATCCTAATGCAGCTGCTGGGATAACTGTATCCATTATTTTTTTATCCAAAAAATCCTCACTCCAAATTTAAATATTTAAAGTGTTATATTCGACAAATTATTCTATAAATCCTTTAACTTTCATTACTTTAGAATTATTATTTTTACAATTAATATAGATTTAATAAAACGCTAAGCCTATGCTTGCGTTTCTGTTTCTGTAGCTGCTACCGGCAGCACACTATTTATGGTGTGTTTATTAATAATTGCTCCACCGATATTCACGAAGTTAATCTTTGGATCATTTAATGTGGCTGTAAACGCAGATGTATCAAACTCAGCATTCGTTAAGTTAATTGCTTGGCCGTTGTTTAGTTGTACTTGATAATCCATTATACCAATCTCCTTTAAATTTGAATTATATTAAATCGACATACCCTTGCGTCGTTCCGTTGACTTGCACATATAACCTTTTATTCGAATACGAGATACCTATACCTGATGAATTAGCACGAGCTAGCCCTGACACTGATGTTGTTTGTGGTACATGAAGGGAACCGTAAATCGTATTCTGACCATTCATTTCATTGCTAGTACCATTTAGTCTAACGTTTGATGATGATAATTCAAGGTAACTACCTGTGTACTGGATAACGGAACCTGAACCGAATACAACCGATTTAGAACCACCACCATATTTTCCTAGATATAAATTATTCCCTACCGTAGCATCAGTGCTAATGTCAATCGTGGCACCTTCTATCCTTCCGGCATAAATCGTCCCTAAGTTACCACTTATATCAGAAAGAACACTGACAGCACCAACTAAACTGATTTTAGAAGCCTGAATAGTGACTGAAGTTGATGTTTGATTAATCAATGATGCTATTGTATTACCGTTGTAATCAGTTTGAGAGACCTTACTGCTGATTTGACCAGCTTGTTGAATGATCGAACTTTCAGCAGTCCCCAGTCGATTGTCTACACTCGATACACGGGTTGATATCTGCCCAACCTCAATAGATAAAGAAGACACTTGTGTTTGAGTGCTATCAGCTTTACGTTCTACCCTTGTAACCTCTGCTGTTATGCTATCAGCTCGGATGTTGAGTTGAGCCACCTCGTTAGTAACACGGTTGTTCACGCTTAAATTAATGTTATCAGCTTTAATATCAATAGCTGCAATACTATGATTGATACGTTCAACTTCTAAACGAATATTCGAGTCTGTTTGCGTAAAGGATGACCGATATTCCTTAATGGACTCTTTCAAGATCTCTTGTGTTTCAGTTAATTCATCTGATAATGTTTGAGGTAGGGCATTACCGATCACAACGGCAACTGTTTTAAATTCATCCGTTTCTTCATCGATTACTTGAGTGACCTCTAGTATTCGAGTCTGCATTTCATAATCCCAAGGCTCGTAAATTAGCCAGATACGTTCCCCGAGCTGTTTATCTAACAACTCGATTGAATCCAACTCAATAGATATTTCTGGCTGATCTTTTAGTGATTTTCTTGCTTTATCCATCAAATTCTCTAAATCTGAAAATCGTTCATCGCTCATGTCATCGGCATCTCGAATACCCCATTTAGCAGCCTGTGGTGATGTGTATCGGACAACAAGGTTATCTTTTCCCTTAGCACTAATACGAGTCCTTAGATTATCTGTATTAACCGATTTAGATAGTTCAACTATATTGTCTCCATATTGATAGACAAAATCGTTACCTGGGCCAAGCATTTTGCTGAAATGGATGTTGTTGTTTGATGTGATCTCATATTCACATTCAAATGCTTCGCATATTTGATTCACTAATTTAACGATATTGTCATTACCAAAAGCCTCGATATAGCCATCTTCGTCAAAATCACTTGTGAAGGTCCAATTTGTATTCCGCAATGCAAAAGTAGCAAATTCATTTAAGGTTTTATGTCCTCCGTTGGTGCCCTCTTGTCTGCGCCAGATGTTATCAAAGAAGATATGCTGTCCAAGGATTGATTTCACATTCCCTCTCGATTTTCGTTGTAGCTGCTTTACCCTGAATTGAAATCCACCTGCCTCGATAACACTTTCCTCTGCAATCAAATGAAATGAATGTGGGTTATCACGTTCACTTGCATCCAAGGTCAGTTCAAACAATCCATCTATATTTTTTCGCACCACTGGCTTGCCACTACAAACTAAAGCTTCTGTTAAGGTACCATCATAGTTAGTGATTGATAGCATCGCTTCACCTTCTTTCACAATAAAAATACGCTACTCGGTGTGAGTAGCGCTGGTTAATCTAAGGTATATACTTTCCTGTTGAAGCATCAAAGGGAGCTGATTTCATTTCTGTTTGATCTCTATTCCAACCTATCACTTGTAACAAGTTAATATTTCTCTCAGTGTCTTTTCTAAGAATAAAGTTATAACCTTTCGCCCATTCTTTACCAGGGTAGATGCCACCTATTTTTAATGCTCTTTTTAGCAACTCCGGTGAATCATATTTGACATCCTTCATTAGTACAAACTCCTTTTTAGGGAAGGGAGATGTACCTTCTCCTGTTAGATCATTGACCATATCAATTTTTCCATCGTGAATGGTAACTAAGAAATACTTATTCGTATCTGGTACTCCAAATGAAATATTCCAATGTTTTCTTTTACCATCACTTCCGATTGACTTCCCTGGTTTATCCAAATCTATATTTATTGCTTGTAATAATTGAGCATCTTTATTCCATTTCAATGCCGAAGGAAAGGCTAATTCAATTGCTTGTATTATCGATAATTCTTGGTGGTCATCAACTTTTAGTATATGAATTGATGGCGAAGAAAGAGCAGAAACTTTTACAAAAGCACCTACTGTAAATAATAAAAGTACGCCAATAAAAACAATTCGCTTCATTTTCTCATCCTTTTTAGCGATATTGTTTCCGAACTGGATTTAAATATTCTATGGTTAGCTATAGTAAAATTTTCAATAAAAATACGCCACTCAATTGAGTAGCGCTTACTGAACAATATGGATCTATTTTGATGGATGAACAAATAACGCTACCCTTTTTAGGGCACTATCATTGTTTTGGCTTAATGGTTTGGGAAAACCATTAAGATACAAATTAACATTTTCTATATCATTGTTATTGACCTCGTAATTTAAATATCCTAGCTGCCTTCCAAAAGAAACTTCATAAGAATAGAAATTCCCTTCACTGCGTTCATCATTAAACTTATATTTAAATAAATTCCAATTATCCAAGATTTTTTCCCCAGTACCAGCAGAACCATTTAAACTCTTCATAAAAAGTCATCTCCTTTTTTACCATTTTACTAGAAAATCAGAAGATGATAAAATAAATAATCCTTATTCAGTTAGTTCATAATTTCCAACTATTGTTTATATAAATATGCCGAATAAATATAAATAGATTCTGGCACTTTCATATTATTCGATAAATCCGACTCTTTTAATTCAAACCTTTCACGATACGCCTTTAAATACATCTTTAAATCTGATTTCAATAACTTATTTGCTACTTCATGAAAGTTAAAATCATTTTCGTTTTCGAGCTCTCGTATCATTTTATCCAATTCTTCATAAGTCATATTTTCTTTGAACAATTTACTTACCTCCATATTAAAATTATCATCAGATAAACTTTCCCTATTAAACGTTATGGCTTAAGAGTTTTATGTCGATAGAATTGTGTATAATCTTTCGTTATCACTAAAATATCTATCGGCCCTCCACAGGTTGGGATTTTATCAGCAAATCTTTCATATTTTATAGTTAATTCAACAATAAATTCTGCTAGATCAACAGCATCCTTTAATGGCATAAAGTCAAAATTAATTACGGTATCTTCGAGAATTTTTTGTACAGGTAATAACTCTCCATTCCAAAACGCACCAGAATATAATTCTCCTGTATCTACTACATTACATCTATTACAAGTCATTTTATCTACAGTAAAAACATAAGGCTCATCATTATCAAAACCTGCAACGATAAAAGCTACCTCAGATTCGGGGTAATAATTATATAAAAAATCCTTCAATTTTGATGAAATTTGTTTTACAGTATCTGCCCGATTGACTAAATTTATATCAAACACCCTTATTAAATCCGCCACTGTTTTCCCATCAATAATTGCATCTCCACAGAACGAAACTCCAACAGTTGACTCTCTAACTAACATTAGTTTCTGTGAGTTATCAGAAAGTGTAAATCTATCAGTACCTGATTCGTTTTGTATCCAACCTGTTAACCTACTATCTGCAGCCATAACTATACCTTCAGGTACATATACTGATGTAATAATCGTCATTTATATTCCTCCTTTTACATAATTTAGTATACAAGGAGTAAATATTAATTCAATCTTTTTTTACCCCACTCCCTATAGATTGTCCTTTTGTATTCCCTGTTTGTGGTACTAGTTGTTGTGTTTTACACTGATCTATTAACTGTTTTTTATTAATAAACTCTGCTATTTCAACGGGTGTACCTTCAAATACATACTTATCAAATTTTAATTGCATAACTCTTTATACCTCCATTGGTTTTTTATTTTATAAACACACGAACAATATTAGGAGCTACACGTTCAATTACACGCATGTCTGTACGTTCATTAGATGCTGTTAAAGTACCCTCGTCAGCACTAACCTTCGCATAGCTATTAACTTCGCAAGTACCATCCTCACGAACCAAAAGTTTACCTATCAGACCTACAGCGTCCCACTCTTTACGATTTTCCCGTGGAATGTAATCCTCATGCTCTATGAAATCAGGGTTTTCCATAGCAACGTAAGACTTTCGTAGTTCCATCTTTTCGTTACCTTCCTCGTCTAGCACACCACTAGGGTAGTAGTTCTCTACCCAATGGTAGCGAATACGTTCCCATTCATCTGTTAAGTACCTTCCTTTCCAATCATCTTGATACGAGTCACCAATAACTGAAGGGTTGGCTGATATGATGCCTAAGATGTAAGTATCGTCTGCCGTAGCCTTTCGAATCTTATCACCATCTAAAGCTACAACAAAGCCTACTCTATCCTCGTCATTTACATTTCCATCTAGCCATTCGAAGTATTCTGCATAGTCAGCTCCTGTAGAGTTGTAAGCAGCTTTACCATAGGCTTTACCGTCAAAAGTTACACGAAAAGCATTGGCGGCTGTTGTAGCGTAGTAGTCAGCACCGCCAATAACAAAAGCATCTGCTGTAGCTAAGAAATTATTCGGTTGACCTGTTAGTGGCTTGTTATTAACCCCAATAGCTGTTGACGCAAAGATATTGGCTGTAGTTTTAATGTTCTGTGCATGAGAGTTGTTTCCTGATGCTACAACTTCATTACCTATAGCGTATCCTCTCGTTCCTGATGCTATACTATTCCCACCGATAGCAAAAGAACCTATGCCCGATGCCTCTGTTGAACCTGTACCTAAAGCAAATGCGCTACCACCTCTAGCTACAGCGTTCATTAATGCTATAGAACCATTTCCTAACGCTGCTGCTGCCGAACCAATAGCTACAGCAGTATCAGCGTATGACTTAGCATCACTACCTATAGCTATAGAACCTCTATTTTTAGCCACAGCTCCTTTACCTACTGCGAAAGCCGAGTCTCCTACTGCCGCAGCAGCGTACCCTAGAGCGACCTGGTTAACTCCTGTACCTCCTGATTTGAAAGCGTAGACTATACCTTTACTTAAAGGCTCAGCAGGATTAACTGTTATTTGAGCGTTTCCTGATGCGTTAGGAGTACCTATTGTTAGAACTTCTGCATCTATAATCGAGGCAGAATCACCCTCATACAGTTTTATAGTATCGCCTACATTAAGCCCGACAGAACTAGAAACAAGTAGTAAGTTAGTAGCTGTGTCTACATATCCGACTCGGGCGAAGTAGTCTGCACTTTCTGCCCACGTTGCTTTACCTAAGGCGTTACCTGTAGCATTAACTACTATATTTTCTTGGTATACTTCACCTGAGCCACCCAATTCCACGACATTCCATTGTTCTTGGTCATTTTTAACAGCTAACTGGTCATTAAAGTACCTTATACCATGTGCGCCATCTTCGGAAAATACATCTTGTCCCAAATGTTCAGTAACTACTTGCTGATTGTTTGTTACAGTTTGCTGTAAATTTGCTATTTCTTGATTCACTTCTGTGAGATCAGCATCCTGTCCAGGCGGGCCTTGTTCACCTTGCGGGCCTTGAGGTCCAGTATCACCTTTTGGTCCTTTAATCGTACCAACATTTGTCCAATCATTTGTAGTATCTGACCACACATATAAGTCACCATTAATTAAGTAGGCATCTCCTGGTTCGCCAAGGGATGGTAAAGCACTTTCATCTGGAAGTGTTCCTAAAATCCTTACCCCTGTACCCTGCTCGCCTTTTTCTCCTTTTTGAACAAACATCGCCCAATCAGCGTTTGATAGCACAGGTGATGAAGGTGGTCTAACGCCTTTATTGTCACGTAAAGCCATATAGCCGTTACCTTCTAATGTGACAAAGTTGTTCTTTTTATACTGGGTTTCGATGTTCCATTCTTTTAAATTAACTAACCCTTCTACGTTTGGTAAGACTACGTTTATTGCATTTGTAGCTGTTTGAGCTGCTTGTGTCGCTTGATTTGCATTACCTGCTGCTGTATCTGCATTTTGTGTAGCTTGTACAACATCGATCTTCAACTGCGACAAGTTAGAAGCCTCTTGGTTGGCGTTATCTGCTGCCTCTTGAGCAAGTACAGCTTTTTCGTTGGCATAATTAGCTTTTTCTTCTGCAAGTAAAGCACTAGCATTCGCTAATTCTGTGGCTGCTGTAGCTAATGCTGTCGCTTCTTCTGTAGCCGTTTTAGCAGTCCTAGCCTCTTGTGCTGCAGTTAACGCTTGCTGAATGGAATCGTTTAGGCGTTCTAGTAATTCCCCGATATTTTCACCAGTCAGCATATCAATTTGTTGCTGAAGGTTATTTATCTTTCCGAGCATTTCCTCTCTCAAGTTATCGGTCAAACCATTAACTTCATCGATTAAGGCTTCTAACAGCCCGAAATTATAGTTTAAATCGTCACGGTATCCTTTATCAAAAGATGAACCGATAACACGCATACGTGCCATTGTAGCCCTCCTCACTTGTAATAAAATTTGAATTTAAACGATATTAGAAATTGAGTTGCACCACTTATTTGAATGGTGTTCCAGCCGGGATTCAATACCAACACTTTACGATTTGTATCTTTGAAAATACTTGAACCGTTTTTAGTAAACCTAGTTGGCGTTTCAATTTTAATGACATCATTAATTCCACTAGAACCGTTGTATTGCCAATGGGTACCATTCGTTGTGTTTCTAATACTTAGATTGGTACTAGCACCCCGAAACTCTATTTCAAAGAGCATGTCTCGCAAGTTAGTTTTTAATGACACATCACCAGCATTGTAAACTTGAAAAGACGTTTCGTTTTGGAATACATATTTTAATGTTGTTGGATCCACAGCAATTAACCCCTGCCCTGTTTGCCATGTCTCTTTATCAAAGATACGTGCATCTAGGGTGGTACCCGAGGACTCAGCAAAAGGTAATTGATAGGTCTCAAACTCTATATCAACTTTTCCTATCAATCCATTCTGTTCAACCTCATTCATATTGGTACGAATCACTTTGTATCGTTTACCTTTTAATATCTCGATATTGGTTGGTAGTTGTGAATTCTCGCCCCAAGTTTGCCCAGGTAATTCGAACTCGTAAGTACTTGTATTATAGGTTGGTCGTCCTTCGTAGATATAAAAAGGCTCCAAGTCGCTAAAAATTGAATACAATTTATCGCGTCTTAGAGCAAAATCTAATTCATCTGAAGCTATATACATAACAGACAATATGATTACCCTTGAACCATGATTGACTGATTCTCGTACTACCCCTGGTCGCCCATCTACATCTACACTTGATGCTTTTTGTTCGATAGGTCTGATTAATAAATCCTGTGTGATGTATCCCTCTTTGACAAGGGAGAGTGTAGCCCCTGTACTGTATTCGATTAATGTGTCCATCGACTACACCCCTTTACCAATAGTTGTTCGTCTAGATGAAACCCTGTTACTTTGGTTTCTATCAACATATTCACTAATCACGTCACCATCTAATTCCACAACAAAATCCAGTTTGCTAATTAATGCAGCAATCTGTTTTAAAACTCCGATTTGATCTTGGCTTGATGTTAATTCGTAGCTGTTTAATAAGTGTGAATCCATACCACCATTAAGAGCAGTTGACAGTCCGATTGAAGCTGCTGAAATATCAGTCTGCATTATATCCGTTAGTCTTCTAACAGTGTTTTCTAACATGCCTTTTGTGCTTGCTAGGCCTTGAATAATGCCCTGTCCAGAAAACGCCCCTGATTTTTCGAGGACCCTTGATGGCGATTTGATTTGTAACGCTTTACGAATCGTTTTATCGATTGTATTTGCTATCTCATTAGCTTGAGCTTGTAAAGCAGGCACTTGACTAGCTAGTCCATTACGTAAGCCTTCAATAGCATTAATACCAATCTCTTTCATGCTGCTGATCATTGGGTTAAATTCATTTTTTGTACCTTCGCGAATTTGTTTGATTTGTTCAACCCATTCGGTTTGGTATTGCTCTAGCTTAGATTTTGTTTCTGTTTGCAGCTTTTCAATCTGATCTGCCATGTCTTTGCGTTGACCTGTTAATTCAAATTGAGCACGTTCTCTAGCAATCTGTGTTTTTTCTTTCCAAAGGTTTTCGTACTCATTTAATTCACCAAGACTTAGCTTGTTTAATGCTGCAATTTCAGCTTGAGCACTTGGTCCAATTGCTTGTAACTCTGCAATCAAGCCTTGGTCTACACCCTTCGCAGCGAGCATTTGAAGATCGTTTGCCCAATCACGCATTGCATCTACTTGGCCTCGTAGGTTTTCAATCAGTTTAGAACCAAACACATCTGTTTTACGCTCAAATTCATCAAAGATACTAATTGCATTAGCAATCTCTTTAGCGCGAGCATCCTCGGCATCTTGATAAGCTTTTTGAAGCTCCTTGATACCATCAATTTCAGCTTGTTGCACATCTTTAATTTTGCTAATGTATTCCTCGTTTAAGGTCATTAGTCGGTCATGGATTGCTTGCTTTGTCTCAGCAATCTTATCCTCGTAGTAGATACGTTCTTCACTACCAACCTTGTAAGCTTTAACATACTTTTCGTATGCCGCGAGCTCTTGAGTCAACGACATTAAGTTGTACTTTTTACGACGATCAACGTAGTCCTTTTCTTTGTTAAATTGCTCTGTAGTTAACTCAGCCATCGATTTGTTGTACTCGATTTGAGCTTTGATGCGTTCTTCTGTACCTTCTTTGAACAAACTAGTCGCATACTGCCAGTAAGCTGCTTGCTCCTTGGTAGACCACTTTTCCAACCCTACTTGATGTTCTGCATATTCTTTCAGCTTGTCGTACTGCTCTTTTGCTGACTTAGCGCGAATAGCATCAATCTTTTTAGCCTTTTCTTTTTCGATCTTTTCAAGAGCCGATTTTTCATCATCATGCAATTTCAAGATTTGGCGTTGTTGAGCAGCTGTTAGCTTTTTCTTTTTGTCATTAGCTTTAGCGTTGATCTCAGCTATTTTATTGTTCGATTTCTTGGTAGCCTCTGCTTTTTTCTTCGCATACTCTGCTTCAACTGTTTTGATTTCCTTTTCAATTTCACTTGTCTTGGATGCAAGGATTTTCTTAGCAGTATCCATCATATTTGTCGTGGCTTTTACTGTTTGCTGGAAGTTAGGTATAGCAGCTTTAGACATTGCTTCAGCAGATTTCTTAATATAGTCCATATTATTGTAAATACCTGTTGCAACACCTGCAGGAATCCATTTAGCCACACTTGCCATAACCCTCGATGGCGAATGGATGCCAAGCTTTTTACGTAACCATGCTGGCAATAGTTCTGCAAGTTCAGCAATTTTCGCTTTTACTTTTCCGAACCAGTTGTTTATCCCAGTAACCAATCCAGCTACGATATTTTGACCAATACTTACTAGACTGATATTTTCTAAAAACGATTTAGCTGTATTCCAACCGTTAACGACAGCAGTTTTAACATTATTCATTGCTGTTGTAACAATATTTTTAAAGCCACTCCAAATGGTTTCTATTGTTGTTTTAATACCGTTAAGAATAGTTGTAATTGCATTCTTAATACCATTCCAAATGCTTTTAACAACATTAGCTATGGCATTTAAAACACTTGAAATAACACTCTTAATACCGTTCCACACTGCACGTACAAGACCCGAAATACTTGAAAACAAATTATCTAAGAAGGAGGCAATACCTCGCCAAATACTTGTAAACACAGTCTTGATACCGTTTAAAACCGTTGTAAAGAAAGACTTAATTCCATTCCAAATCGAAGTAATGGTAGTTTTAATTCCATTAAACGTGGATGTGACAATGCTTTTTATAGCATTTAATGTATTAGTGAAGATTCCTTTTATCGCAGTCCAAATACCTTGTAAAAACGTCTTTGCTGTAGAACCAAATGCCTTTAATGGGCCAAGTAATTTACCTATAAAGTAAAGGTTAACAATACCCCAAACTGCTTGTAATGCTCCACCTAATATTTGCTTAATGCCATCCCAAACGCCTTGCCAATCACCTTTAAATAAGGCACTAAAAGTTTTAATAATGCCTAAGATAATATTAATGGCACCTTGGATAACGTTTTTTATAGCCTCCCAAGTTGATACGATTAAAGCTTTAACGACAGGCCAAATAAACTGCATGATAGCTCCAATGGCTGACATAACAGTAGTAACTACGGTACCAATAGCATTCCAAATAGTAGATGCTGTTGACTTTATGCTTTCTTGATTTTCATTCCAGAACGTTGTTATCTGTGACCATACCGACATCACTAAATCTTTGATCGCTGTTACAGCAATAGAAATTCCTGTTTTAATAGCTGCCCAGACTGTTTGAACTTGCGCTCGAAACTTTTCATTCGTTTTATATAAACGTACTAGTATAGCGATGAAACCTGTTATAGCTAAAATTACTAAACCTACTGGACTTATGATAGGACCTAACAAAGATTTTCCAAAACTTTTAGCAAACGCCAAAACTTTAGGTCCCAGTGCTGCCATGGTTCCACTAAAATTAGTAAACAACCCACTAACAGCCTTTAATGCTTTACCAACACCGCCCGTTATAGCAGGCCCTAATCCTTTGAAAAGCTCCCTGAATGCAATTACATTCGGAACTACAGCAAGTAATACTCCGCCAATGGAAATGAAACTAGCTAAGAGCACACCAATAACCCGGTTGCTTTCCATAACACTGTTTATGAATTCTAGGATACTATTTACAATATTCATCAGCCCGGCACCAACAGGAGCCATACCGATCCCTAAGTTCACTAGAAACTTAGTCAAGTTACCAATTAACTGCAGGACACTAGGCGCTGTCTGTTGCACATAGGATAAGAATGTTTGGAATCCTTGATTTTGAGATAGACTCGCTGACCATTCTTTAAATCGAGCCATCATATTAGCTAAACCAGTCATCATGTCACTCGATGAACCACCAAATGCTGCAAAGAAGTAAATAAGCCCAGCTGTAGCATCTCGGAAGATTGCTCGAATCTTCGGCATGTTGGTATTCACATAATCCATGAAAGATTGGAACTTAGAACTTCCTGATAGACCATTGGACCATTCTGCAAAGCGTGCTGTCATTTCTTCGAAGCCCTTAGCCGTTGATACTGTTAATGGTGCAAAAGCTGTTAACATTGAGAATACACCTTGAAGGAGATTCCCCATTGAACGAGTCACTGTTTTCAACATCTTTGCGCCTGTCGTGTTCAAATAGTCTAAGAACTTTTGAATTGGTGGCGTATCAATAGCTTCGTTAAGTTGCGTCATCAAGCTAGATACTGCTTGAGCGCTGGATATAAACAATGGTCTTAACTTTGTAAGTAATGTATTTGTAGCCTGCATTGCACTTGTAAAAGCATTTAACACTGGCTTTTCAGTTTCTTTCACAAGGGACTGATATGTTGATTTCATGTTGTCAAAAGAGACTTTAGCATTCTTTTGAGCTGAATTTAACTGTGCGTTTTCATCAAATAACTTTTTAATTGTTGGTATTGCGACTGCCGCAAAGGCTCCAGCTGCAACACCAGCACTTGCGAACGCCCCTGCTAAAGCAAAAGTGGAACCAGCTAATGTACCGATCATTGGACCAAGATTAGCAATAGCTACACCTATGTTAGCTAGGAGTGGTGCAATCATCGGTAGAACGGCAATTATTGAACCTTGTAACGTGTGTTGCATGAGCTCGCCAAAGGCACGAATATCTGTTGCAATACGTTGTATTTTCCTTTGGAAGTTTTCTATTCGTGCCTCAATTTTGACGACTACTTTATCTCGTACAAGCGCTGCTATACGAGCTCGAATCTCAGCCATTCGTCTGTTGAATTCACTAATATCAGCTCCAATATCTACACGTACATCATTTGCCGAAGTGCGAATGGCCTCACGAACTTGCCTCATACGTGCCATAAACTGCGTTATACGAGCCCCTATTTGAGCACTGAAGTTTCCGTTCATAGCATTCTCCCTTCTATGGCTTCCAGTTTTTCAATGCTGCCATTGCTTTTGCATGTTTTCGTTTCTTAACTTCTGAATCTACTTCTTTTTGATTCATGGATTTTCTTACTTTATCTGCATCAAACAAGTCGCTCTTAGGATTAATACGTGCCTTATTAGTTGCTACACGATTAAACATGGCTGAGTCTGCTAATGTTTGATAATGATCAATACGAGCTTCGTTAGCGCCCTCTAAGAACGCTTGGAACTCACTAGGACGCCACGAAAGAATTAACTCTGGGTCATAAACCTTTAAATATCTTGCTGCATCTCGATAGATTTGTCGGATTTCGCTAACTCTATCTGTTTGTTCTCTAATAATTCGGCTCTCGCTGTTTTCAGCATTTCGATTCCCATTTCTGCTTGTTCTTTTTCTTCCTCGGATGCAATCTTGTCGAATAGCTCTAAGTTCTCCCAATATGTCTTGACAGCTTTTTTGAAAAAACCCGATTCATCAATTTCTCGGAAAGCTTCTTTGAATAGTGGTTCTACATCGCCATCTTCTTCAATTCGTTTTTCTAACGCTGCTTCAATTTCTGCTTTGCTAGGTTGTTTAGACAAATGAGCTAACCCACACATCCAAAATGCACGTAAAGCATCTAAATCAAATTGCAATAAGCCTTGATAGATTTGGTTAAAGCCACCTGGTCGGTTGCCATGTGCATCTAAATCATTAAATTCTTTATCTGCCTTATTTTTAAAAGCAAAAGTAAACTTCGCTGTAAGAGTGTTTTCACCAATTAATAATTGAGCCATTTATGATCATCCTTTTCTGTTTGTATTCAATAAAAAAGAGAGCTAATTAGCCCTCTCTCGTCCGTTTATACAGTTACTGTCACTGATGTTGTCGCTGTAAATCCACCATCTACTGTTGTTGCTGTAATTGTAGCTGAACCACCTGCTACACCTGTTACAACCCCTTGTGCATTCACAGTAGCAATTGCTTCATCGCTCGATGTATATGTCACTGATCTATTTGTAGCATTCACTGGCACTACATTAGCTACAATGCTATCTGTAGCACCCACAGCTACAGTTAATGTAGTTGGATTTACTGACAATCCTGTAACCGCAACAGGAGTTGTTGTTTCTTCGCCGTTAAACTCACCAGTTTTTTCGCCAGGAGCCTCGAAATCATAATCACCAAAGTTTAGTACATCATCAGGTAAAGGATTTAATTCACCTTGTTTGGATGTATTCAGAACCTGTAGAGTTGCTGAAATCTCTAAGAATCCATCTGTAGGAGCTGATTTTTCAAGCGATTCAACGTATGTGTAAGCAAACAATGAATTGTGTTTACCATTTTTGTTTAAGTGTTTTTCAACTTCCCATACCTTTAATTGAGTACCTTTTTGAATGGACTCTAATACTGCAGCTTGTCCAGGATCATCAGTGCTACCATAAAAAGTTACATCAAGCGATTCTGATAACTGTCCAGGACCTAAGATACGTCCGAATTTAGTTTGTTCATCCGTTAACTCTCGTTCATAAGAATGTGTATGTTCAGTTTGATCTCCAATCAAAAAACCATCAGCAGCCAATGCATTGTTAGTAGGTTGCACTAACAATAGACTGTCTTTACCGTTTAAACGTGCCATTGTATCACTCCTAATTAATTTGTACTTTGTAGCGCACTGTAAGCACGCCGTGTTTAAGCCCTACTTCTACATCATCAAACACTTGCGCACCTTGCCTTGTAACATCTAATACTGTTAGACCGTTATTAGAGTATCTACGAGTAATTAAAGCCTGTTGGCAAGCACTTAGGATTTCATAAAGCATTCGTTTTCCTGTTGATTCATCATTGTCTCTACGCCATGCATGAATCGTAAAGGTAACTTGCTCACAATTATTTGTCTTTGTATCTAATGGATTGCTGTATGGCTCTCCAATCGTTACGTAAGGATAAGGTGTGTTTTCATCAGGTGTATCATAGACCTCTACTCCAAGCGCCTGTAAATGTGGGCTCGCTTTTAACTTTTGATAAATTGCTGTCTGTATTTCATAAAACGGAAGTATAAAATAACTCATAGTCCCAACCTCCGCATTTCTGTTTTAAAGTATTCACCACCAGCATCAACAGCAGGGCCCCAAAAAGGTTGAGCTCTGTTACCACTACTAGTAACCCAATGTCCTAACTTTTCGCTGTAATATACCCAAGGGATTTTCTTAGCACGACTACCTCCTGGACCCTGAGCATAGATACCAGTACCGAATTCAACCCAAATTGCATAGTTTGCGCCAACAGTAACCTCAGCGTTGTACTTTCCTAGCATTTTCATTTCAATAGAATCTTTAAGGCCACTATCTTCCACTGGAGCAAGCGCCTGAGCCTGAGATTTTATTAATCTAGCTGTCTCATATACGATGTCAGATACTTTATCCAACAGTCCTTCTTCAAACCTTTGTGCAGCCCTCATTAATTGGCGACCTGAGTAAGTAATCCTAGCCATCTTTCTTCATCTCAATGACTTTAGCTTGAATGGTAACTTTATCTTTAAAAATCTCGACTTCACTTTTATGTGTTCCAGATTCAACAACCATTTTTACCGATACATAGGTATTAAAGATGCTACTAGCCATTTAATCATCACCTTTCTATGTCACTAATTTCAAAGCTACACGCATGATTTCGTGTTGACCACCTTGATCTTCAGGACGTCCTGCAAAGGCATAGATTTCACCTTCATACCGAAGTCGCATATCCGACTTTAAGTCAGTGCGATAAGGGTAATACATAAAGCAATCTAGAGGATTTTGTACTTGATGCGCCAATAATCTCTCTTTAGATGTTGGTGTATCCACAAATGCCTCCATAGTATCTACTGGAGACCATTCTGTTTTAAATCCACCAGCACCATCGGATACCTTACGTTTCTGAACTACTTCAACCTCATGAGGAAATTCATCGTAATGCATGGAATCTCACCCTCTTATATGGCCTTAGATATGTCCAAATGGCTTTAGGAAACTCGGTGTCGTAACTATACGAGACAGTCCCCATAGAACGTCCTGCTAGACCAGTGGTTTGAGTATTAAACTGAATCGCTTTAGCAATGAACAACTTAACACCCTGTGGCATTTCTGACGGTTCCCACTTTCCATTACAGTGGTCTTTCGCTACATCAAATAAAATAGGAGCCATTGCACGATAAAATCCATCATGCTTAGCTCCTGTTACATTATTCATCAGCTTTAGTTGATCTAATTCTTCTTGTGTTGGTTCCCACATAAGACCACCTACTTTTCTGTTTCGTCTGATTCCGTTTTCTTAGCTGGAGCACGTTTACTCTTAGGTGCTTCCACCTCTTCAAATTCATCAGTACGTAAAAGACGGGCACCGTGTTCCTCAGTGACCGCCCATGTGATATCTGTTTTCAAATTTTTAACAAACACTTAAAACCCCTCCTTATTGTGGACGTTTAGCTGATAACACTGCTAGAGCTTCAGGACGTGTCACTTTGGCACCGTACAAGTGAAGTCCTTTCACAGCATCTGCAAAACGTTTCTCTGGGCGGTATCCTTCAACTTGAGCTGCTTGTTCAGCATACGTCCAGGCCATGTTATGACCTGCAATGATTTTAGAGTTTGCAACCACTCCAGTGTCTGCTGCAACAGTAGGAGCATTGTTAGATTTCATTAATAAGAAACCTGCTGCACGACCTACAACGCCATTTAATAAACGCTCATCAGCTGGTAAAGAACCTGAACCAACGAAACGATCATCCTTTAACAATAAACCTTCAAACCAAGGTGGTAGAACAGCAAAACGACCTTGAGTTGGCACATTTGATTCATCAAGCTTAGTTGAAAGGTCTACTAGGTATTCATAAGCATTATCCTTTGTCACTTCAATTGGTGTTGCATCAGTACCAATAGTATTCGTAGCATGTACATAATGTGAAGCAATAAATTGATCAGCAACATTCGAAAGTGCATAAGCAGCCTCAGCCATTGCAGCGTCCATTAATTTTGGGTTTTGTTGAATTTTATCAAGATCATCAATCTGGAAATTAAAGAATTTTGATTCAGTAATTTGTAGTGAACGCGTATGATCTGTTAACTCTTCTGGATCTCCCATATTGGAATTTTTCGTATAGTCACCAATTGTTACAGCCCCAATACCATTGATTTTTACAGTATCCCCGTAAGCTTTGATTTCACCTTCGTAATCACGATTGATTACACCTGTTTGTCCAAACACTAAAGATTTTTGTAAGTTGTGTAATAGCCGAGCTGACCAGATTGTTGGAATAAAGTTTGTAATTGCCATATTGTTATTTCCTCCTTACCGATAATCGGTTTATAGTAATTTGTTTTTAACGATTTCATCCCAGTTTGCATTGATTTCTTCAGTAGTCATTTTCATAACAGCTTCTTTTGTCAATGCTGTTGGATTACCGCCTTTGGGTGGTGGTGGCGTTCCTCCATCTTTGAAGCGTTTATCAACTTCTGCTTGTACAGCAGCATTAAATTCAGCTTCTAAGATGCCTAAATTAGCAGTTGTCTTTTCTGCATCCTCACCTACAAAGAACTCTACTAATTTTGCTGGTAAACTCTTTTCTGTTGCAGTAGACAACGCTTGATTAACTAACTTTTCGCGCGCAGCTTCTTTTTGAGACTGCTCAAATTGTGCTTTTAAGTCGCGTAACTGTTTTGCTTCCTCCGACTCTGGTGGGTAACGCTTGGAAATCTCATCTTCTAATTTCTTTGGAAGAGTTTTAGTTTCATACGTTTTTATGGCATCAGTTACTCTAGTATCAGCGAATGACTGTAGCCATTTCTTCCCCTCATCATTGTCGTTTAGAAATGATTGAACCGATTCAAGTGTCAACGCAGCCCCTTGACCGTTTCCTCCATCTCCTGTTGGTGGGTTATCCGTCGGGGGAGTTCCTTCGCCCCCGTCAGCAAGCATTTGAATATCTAAAGGTATTAAAGTTTTAAGATTGAATGGATTGTATATCACGTTTTCCTCCTTGCCCAATTTAGTTGCCTCATCAAGCCCCTAAACCGTTCAAAAGTTTATTTTCTCTCGTTCTTTATAGCGTCTACAAGAGTAAAGACAAAAATAAAAAGCCGTATGACTACGACTAAAATTACTCCAAATTTCATCTGGACTTACATTATTTAGTTAACTATCATAAAAATGAGGTGATACTTTGTCAGTCATTTTTAAATACACAAAATATATTCTTATGTTTATTTCTGCAATTCAGTTAGCAAGGTTTAGTCCAGAATATTTAGATCCTATACTTCTTTATGAGTATCTAGTATTGATAGCGTTTTGTTTTTTTCTTGGCATTCTGGAAGATTTTTTAAAGCCAAGTAAAAAAACAAATATTTTAGTGCGTGTAGCCATTATCATTTGTTCTCTTGTGTTATTTTTTACATCAGTCTCTCTCAAATCAACTGCTACAATTATTTTTTCGATAATAATGTTTATTGCTATCAGTTTCTCAGTTTATTTAGAGATTAGGCAAAAGGATTAAATCACCTTTTGCTTTTACTCCTCTCCACTGAATTGTTTTCTCCACTCTTTATAACTCATGAACGGAATTGTAACACTAGGTGGTTTCACCAGTTTGTACGCTTTGTTAAAAGCCTGTCTGTAGGACAATCCTAAATCAGACATATAAGCATCAATACGAGCAGCCAATTTCTTTTGGTACGCATCATCCATGTAGTCTCGGCCTCTCCTGTACTCTGGTAACTTGCCATTCACCAGGTAAATCGTATGGCAGCGACACTGGATATCCATTGAAGCAATGCCCCATAACCTCGGTGCTTTTGATTTCCACTTACCATAGTGATAGTAGCCATCTTTATCAGCTTTCTGACCGTCTAGCTTTCTATGAGACTTACGAACCCTCGTATCAAGTGATGACATCCACACCTTAGTAAGCCTTGCTTTTTTACTTGCTTGTTCCTCAATGGCTAAATCAACCTGAGATCTCACACGGCCACCTTCTGTACGTGCAACGAGAATAGCTTTCTTCCTTGTCCATCCCATAGCGTTTTCAATCCTGATAGCCATGTCAGTGTAACTCTCTCCTGCTTGTAGGCTCTGTGCTATCTCAATGTTTAACCGCCTGATAATGTCGTTTCTATGTGCCTCGAATATCTTTGGCAACGTCAAAAACTCAACAGGATTAGTTAACGCTGCTTGAATCACCTCAGCAGTTGGTATTTTAAAGCCCATTTCTTCGCCTGTAGACTGTTGTAAGAGATAAGCCATCAATAAGTATCTCTCGATGTAAAGACGCTCCTCTGACGCATGTATGAGCTTAATAATCTCTTTATAATCAGCGTTCAATTGTTGAGCAATTAACTTCATTTCCTGGTTAAAGCGATTGTATTTGTTAACATCTGTCCAAGTAGCTTGACCGTTCTTACCGAACTTCTTATGCATCTCAAACATTTGAACGAGTATCGTCTTTAATCGTCGCGCAAAAACAACCTCAATGTCCCTCTCGGCTTTAGCTTCTAAATCATCTAAGATACGATTGATTTCCTGTTGATTCATGTTTCAACACCCTCTGGATCATCTTCGTCCAGCGGAGGTAAATACCGTCCAAAGATTCTAGCATCCTTTTGCATCTCCTCTATCTCAAAGTCCACATCATCAACAATAGACATCTTAGATAGGCGTGTGCGTTCCGATACTTGTCCTTGCAACGCTTGGGAAGCTTGAGCCTCTGGTAGCAAATCAATAGGAATGTTGCGTTTGTATTCATACCAAACTTTCAAGTAATCATCCTTTGAGCAAATACCTTTCTTGGCCCATGCACTACATAGCACTTTAAATTGGTACCGAAGAGCAGTCGTGAACTTTCGCTCCATCGTCTTACATTTGTTCTCAAGTGCCATTAATTTGTATTTCATAGCTACGCCACTTGCATTACCTGCAAACGATTCATCGCTGAAATTTACACTCTTAGCTAGGCGCATGATGTTCTCTTCTAAGCGATCCAGATGGTTCTCGATCATTTGGTCGTTAACATCTTTGGTTAGATATTTAATGTCGTCATTCTCACCCATCAGTTCAAAGATACCTGTTCGAGCCAGCTTATTTGCCTCTTCTTCATCCATCCCCATACCTTTAAGCACTAGGTAGGCTAAACGAAACTGTTCGATTTCGTTTGAAGCATCAGATAAAGTTCGATCATAAGCATCGATGAGGTTGTACACCTTGTCTGCATCACCCTGTAGTTCCTCGTTATTTGGAACTCCGAATAAAGGGCAATAGTCGAATAAGTGCTTTCTTTCATCTTTCAAAACGAATGGTGAATCAGTATCAACGCGAGTGTAGAGTCTTTCAGTTGTTGCGTCATAAAACACCAGCTGCTCAATCTCTACTTTTTCTCCCTCAGCATCAAGTTCAGCACTTTTGAAGTATCGCAAAGCGTATTTCGGCTCACTGACATCTGCTGTTTCGGAAAGAATAACCGTTTCCCACGGATCAATGACCGTTGCTCTCTCATTGCCATCAGTATCAATGTAAAGCAGTCGTGCTGAATAGCCACAAATAGCTGTTTTCTTGCCAGATTCACTGTCCAAATCATCAACAGAATTACGCAAATTAAAAAGCTCAATCGCCTCGGATAATTTATCAAGGCCTTGAACTTTTTTGTCTACTACGTATGAAATTGGATTACCGAACATGTAGCCAACCTTTGTGTCTACTAATTCAGCGTCTAATGGGTTATTAAGTGTATTATTTACCTTGTCGTCAACACGGACCACATGATCATTACCTTGCGCATAATCAGTTGGTTTACGAGTTAATATCGGTACTGCGGATAGTTCTGCTTTATAACGATTGTAGTTTAGTAGTCGCTTGTTTCGTTCAGCCTTTGTCTCATCAACTAGCTTATTAAGTAATAAAGGTGTAACGCCTTTCTCATCGATATAAGTAATGTATTCGTTCACTGTACTACCTCCTTATCGGTTCTTTCCTGTGATGATTTCTTTGTAATAATGCGTATAAATCGCATAGCGTAGAGCATCTAGTACGTCATCCCACAATTTAACTGGTTCGCCTGTGCTCGAATTCCACACGTATTGAAAAATTTCATCTTCAAAACGTTTTACTTTATCACGAACAATAAATAATCTTTCCAATTTGAATCGTCTAGCTACTTCTTCAATCCCTGCAACAACTGCTTTCTTTGCATTGAATGCTCGTATTTTTTCGCGTTTGAAACGTGCAACATGTTCTGGTCGAGCTGTATCACAATAAAAGTTGATATTGCCATAACGCTCTTTAATATCTTTCGCTATCTTTACCCAATCATCAATCTCATAATATTGATGAGCATGCTCTTCACACAAATACACATCGCCTTGGTCGTCTTCTGCCAGAACAACAATAGATCCGAAGTGCTCATATCCCCAGTCAACGCCAGCAAAATATTTTACTATATTCTTTTTGGAAAATTCCTCTAAAGAAACATAATGTACTTTCTCTTTAAAATCTTTATATACTATACCTTCTGCTGCTACCCAGCGTCCGTGAATATCACGTTCAGTAAACATACCTGAAGGTGTACTTGCTACAATTGATTCGATGTATTCCTCATCTAATTTATCGTTATCAAATAAAGAAAAATTGAATACGCGAATGTTCAAACGACCACTTTCTAAAGTTTGACCATCTTTGTCAATGTAGTCTTTCTTGATACTGTGTGCTGGATTCTCCGGGTTTGTATCAATTAATACTCTAGCTCCTGGGTAAGAACAACGTGAAATAACTTCTTTTACAAATGTGTCATGTAATGCAGTTCCTTCATTGACGAAAGCCCCTGCTGCTGTAAATCCACGTGCCTTTTTCCATGAATCTGCTTTTGCCCCATCAAACACGTATACCTTATTACCAAAAATCGTAACAGCATTGGCCTTATTCAGCTTCAATTCTTTGCCCAATATCATTTCCATATCATCTAGTACGTTTCTTCTTATACTCGCCTGTGTAGCGCCACCGATGATAAAAGATAGCCCTTGTCCTTCATACTTTGCAATGTGCATTAAAAAAAGCAAGATAAACACGAATGTTTTCCCTGCTCGCTTTGCGCCACTTGCGACTATGATTTTAGGCTTTTCTTTTACATAAGAATCCATAACAGCTTGTTGTTTTTTCGTTAGTTCAGCCATTACTCTTCACCAGCCATGCGACGTAACATTTTCGCAATTTCTGATTCTTGCTTATGACTGTCAGGATTTTCGAGCTTGCTAATCTCGACTTTCGTCTTGTTGATATTAAGCTGCATCTGCTCAAGCTTCAAGCGACGCTCATCATCCTGATCCGCCATCTCAACAAACTGACGAATAGAAGAACGCAACTCCCCAATTGCTCTCGATTGAGCAGTGAGTAGTTGCGCCTGTCGTTCCCATGCGAATTGGAATTCATATTCTTCTTCTGTTACAGCCTTTTCTACACCTCCACCATCCTCTTTAGACCGTGGGTAGTATTCGTATTTGGCTTTTTTAAGTTCTTTAATCATCTCGTCTTTTGATTCGACGTGCATGATTCGTTGAGCTCGAATGATTGCGGCATACTGAATTTGTATTTGATCCCAGATTAAATCGGCTGGAGAACGCTCGTTCATCGCTTCCATGATTTCAAGTGTTTCTTCTGGCAAGAACTTAGCAAAGAAGCCATGTGTTGTAGCATTCTGATTTTGCTTAGGTGCACCATGGCCCTTTGCGTTAGAATTACCAGAAGGAGCACCACGACTTCGTTTAGTAGCGTTACCATTAGATTTAGTAACGTTACCTTTCAAATTGTCATCCCATTTATCTTGGTTCTTCCACTTTCGAATTTGAGAATCGGATAACTCTAACTGTTCAGCTATATCCTTCAAAAGCATTTGTCCTTTACTTTCAAGCCACATTTGAAACGCTTCATCACGTTTCGGATTTCTTGGTCTAGCCATATCTCATAACCACCACCTCCAACATCATTTGTTTGTTTTGTAATCACCCCATTATGCTAGTTGCTTTGTAAAATAAAAAAACCCTACGTTTGTAGAGTTTTTAACTTTTTTTATTTGATAAGAAATCATTAAATATTTTATCGATATTACTTCTGTATAATGCGATTATTGTATTTGAATTTTCTCTATTCTGTTTTTGGTCATTATCTATAATTTCTTTAATACTCTCGAATTTCTCGTCACTATCTTTTTCGTTATCTATTTTGCTATGCAAGGTATCAATAGAATCAGTTAATGTATCTCTGTATTTATTAGTATCCAACTCAAATTCTGTAAAATACATACTTGCAGATTTTAATTTTGCAGATAGAGGAATCATCTTTCCTCTAATTATTGTTTCTTCATCTAGAACCTGAAGTCTTTTTGTTTTAATAGATTGAAATTCATTTCTTAATTTTTCTATTTTTTCATTTTTATCGTTTCCATCCAATAATTCGTTTGTTTCTGATTCCTTCTTTTGTGAAATCAAATAACTCATTTTTTCAGAATACGAAAGGTATTTTCGAAGTAAGTTAAATCGTGTATTGTTTAATTCAAATAATTCCGTGACAATATGTATAAGTTCTTCGTTCTTATTTAACAAAAAGGTTGTGTAAATTCTACTTCTTTCTGTTTGATCATTTAATTCTGCTGCCCTTTCAATTCCTTTTCTCTGTTCATCTAGTTGTTCCTGATGATGTGAATTTTGACTTTCAAGTAGATTTAAATGTTGTTTATTTTGCTCTCTCATTTGTTCTTCGTGTTTCATATTTTGATTGTCAAGCAAATCTTTATGTTGTTCACTATGTTTCTGCATCTGTTTCTTTTGTTGCTTATTCTGATTGCTTACTATGTATTGAGTTGTTGCAACTACAGCAATCATCCCAATAATCCCGCCTAAGTATGCACCCCAATAACTTAACCACCCATCAGTACCTCCAGGAGCTTTACTAAAAAAATCAATAGTCATTAGTCCAGCAAATGCTGAGGGAACAACAAATAAAATCGCTATTCCTGCCAATATGTAAACCCATATAGGAATGCTCTTTTCTTTATCATCTTGGACCGGGTTATTATCATTTGTCATTTTATCTCCTCCTACTTATAGCATAAGACAAAACGATATAAATTGGAACAATTTTCTACAAATTCCACTTTCAAAACCACACCAAACTCCGCCCTATCAACTCTAAGTGTTTTGGCTGTTTGATGCAGTTTTCAAAGCAAATTAAAAAAGCCCCATCGCATTGATGAAGGCTTTTTTTCTACTGTGATAATCCTATTTGTCGAGAGCTCACTTGCGACTCGTGGTAGAGCGACACCACGTTATTTTGTAACGAATTGTGTTCTAGTTTTAGAGTGCATTTCCGTGCACTTTGTAACTATAGTAAGTTTGTTTTAGTAAGTTTGACTGAATTCTATGGAAAGTGGACGAAGTTCACATATAAACCACTCCTTCAGTTTTTATTAGCCTTTTATATTAATTAAGATACCTAATCTCTTAAAAAATATTGGCCGGCCGTGTATGTCTTGCTCCGAACGAATTTATGGAGCGCAGGTCGGTCGTCGGTCTGTCTTTCCCTAATATTTAGGTTTTTATAAATACCAAGTGAAGAAAGATTTACCTGTCCGACCTCCCCTTCATTTTACACTGTAGTTTGCTCAAAAATATATGTTTGGAACATTTGGAACATCTGTCACATTTGTAACACTTGGAACATCTTGAACTTATATAACTTATTTAATGTAAAAAATAGTTTACAATATGTAAGAAATAAATTACAATCTATACAAGAGGTGGTGCTATTGTTAAATAACAAATTAGTAATTTGTAGAGCGGAGAAAGGATGGACACAACAACAATTAGCAGATGTGGTTGGTGTCAGTCGACAAACTATAGCAGCTTTAGAGAAAAATAAATATAATCCGTCTTTGATTCTAGCTTTTAAAATTGCTAATTCATTTGAGAAAGAAATAACGGATGTATTTAATTATGTGGAGGATGAATAATGGTTAACTTAGCTACGATTAGTATTTTTGTATTAGCAGTGTTAGTAATTATCGCAGAGTTTTATAAATCTACATTTGAACGTAGAATGGAGTCGCAAGATGAGAGAGGTCAAATGCTCATCTTTAAAATCAAGTCATTTTCTTATTCTGTTCTGACTGTTGGTATATTAATTGGAGTAGCACTAGTAGCAATGTTTAAATTAATAGATAAAGAATATTTTATTTATTATGTAATGCTAGTGTTTTTCATTCAAAGTATATCATCATCTATTTATTTGGCCGTTGTTCGGAGAGTGTAAAATATTTTGTAAATAACCCTGTCTTCAAATGAGGACAGGGTTATTTTTGTTTACTTCATCATCATATCTAAAATACGCTCACGCACTCTTTGCACACTGGTATGACTCATATTAAGTTTTGCACCAATCCAACGGAAAGGCATACCCTCTAGCAACCAGAAAAGTACTTCTTGTTCAATGTCGCCAGTAACCTTGTCTGTAAGATTTTGAACCATTAGTAATTCATCTTTAATTTTGTTAATCCGCACTTCTCGAGATGCTCTAATTTGAACATGTGCATGAACAGGATCACTTGTACTTCCTACAGCTTTGGGCATTGTTGCCTCTATACCATACTTTGCTGTAGATGCTGCAGCAGTTAATGAATCAAGCTCATCCTTCATTCTCATGTACTTGCACATGTTGTCATGGTACTTCTTAATTGCCTTGTCTAGCTGGTAGCGATTTAGTTGTGTTTTCTCTTTTAACATAGTTTTGCCCTCCTATGCCCACACCGGTAGGTATGGTATAATGACTTATCTAACAAGCCATCAAAGGGCATAAACCAATTCGAGCTGTAGCGTGTGACGACGCTATAGCTTTTTTTATTCAAAATTCGGTAATTTTTACTAATGAAATATAAAGTATAAATTTTTTATAAACAATCAAAATAAGTGTGCGTAGTGTTCCACTACTTAAGGAGCTGCAGAGATTTTACTCTCTGTGGCTTTTTGTTTTAGAATGATAATCGCCTATCTTGGCTGGCTTTATATACATAAAATAAAAAGAATACTCAAAACATCACAACCCTATTGTTGGTCGCTCTTAATGTTTCTTTAATTTTGATCACTTTCTAAACAGGAAGTGGTCCTTTTTTATTTCAAACACACTGTTTTTAACTGGGATTGTTTTTGTCATATTCAAAATGAATTAGTAATATTTTTATAAGGGTAATGTTAAATACCCCCTTAACATAATTTAATTTTGGGATAGCAAAACAACTTTTATATCGCCTCACGATTACTACACTATGCTATCCCAGCCATAACTTTTTATGTTTATTTAAAGGCAATAAACTATAAAACCCAAGTTTACTTGGCATATAAATAATAGTGTTAAGCTAAACTAGTTTAACTTGGCACCTCCCTATTTGTTACAAGGGGCACTATATCCCAGGTGACCTTTCTTTTCTCATATTGTTCGCTCAAGAAAGCTGTAGCGTGTGCAAACGCTGCGGCTTTTTTATGTTTTCAAGGCTTTATTGATTATGATTGTTGATAAAGTAAATATTTTAAAAAGTTCCATATTTTTAAAAACATTATTAAAAATTACAAAAAAAGTCCGATACTTTCAAAAGATGGGCAAAATTATTCATCAAACACATAACTTAACAGTGAATAAAGAATTATAACAATTAAGTAATATGCCTCATCTAATTAAAACTTACGGAGGAATCGAGTATATGAAAAAAAAATTGATTGGATTATCAGTTGCAGGTGCGCTTCTTTTAGGAAGTGCAGGGGTTTACGCTAGCACCAATAGTAAGACACTAGAAGTTTTCTATAATGTCAAAAATATAAAAATTGACCAGGTTTCAAAGATGCCGGAAGATAAACCTTTTACATACAATGGAACTACTTATGTTCCTTTACGCTATATCAGTGAGCAACTAGGATATCCAGTTGAATGGGATAGTTCCAACCAAACAATAAATATCGGAAAAACTAATGACAAAACTGCTTTTTATCCTGGAAAAGATTTAGAATATTTGAGTTTCCAAGAAAATAAATATGATAATTCATATAAATATTCTTATAATAAAGATACTATTTCGGATAATATAGGTAATAAATACAGTAATTACATCACGATTAATAACAGCTTTGGTGGTGCAGGAGAGTCTTTACTTGAATTTCCTTTGAACGGTCAATACAGCACTTTTAAAGCTATTTTGGGATTGACAGAATCCGGAAAAGATTTACCTAAACCATTAACATTAGAAGTTTTTCTTGATGAAAAATTAATCGAAACTTATACTGTTTCTGCTGGTGATATGCCACAGGAAATAGAATTCAAACTCAAAAGTGTAAATAAGATAGGCTTTAAATTAAATAGCCAACTTGGTCCATTCGATACAGAGGTTGGTCTTTTTGATGCAAGGTTTTACAAGTAAAAGAGTGTTTAAGGGAGGAGTAAATCCTTCTCCCTTTTTATCATCTAGGTTGTCCTCCGTCTGTTTTCTCCAAGCTTGAATCTGGATAAAATCAGCCTCTCTATCGCCACTCTGATTAGCAAACGATCTGTTAACTGCTAATGTAAATTGAGCCTTTGCAATTCCTTGAGGTGTATACGAAAGGTCAATATCCTTTTTAAGTCGGCCAACTAATACGACTCGGTTAATCATGCTGTTACCTCCCGCAATTCAAGATTTTCGTAAATGTTAAAATTTATTGTTTTTCTTACTATTGCAGCTTCTGCATAGAGGTTGAATATTTTCGATATAGTCAGTTCCACCTTTTGATAATGGTTTTATATGGTCTTTTGTTAATGGTTTCTCTTCACCACAAATCGCGCATTTATGATTGAATTTTTCCTTTAATAATTTCCACTCCTGTAATGTGTGACTACCTTCTGCATTTCGTTCCCTAGCATATCTCCTAGCTTTTAAATGTGAAATATTCTCTGGATGTTTCTTTACATATCTACGATGATATACTTGTTTGTTTTCTCCTGTTTTTCGAACTCCTTTGTAAGCATGCTGTTCTTCTAATGGCATCTTATTTTTACGAAAGTCTGAATAGCATTTCATACTACAAAAATGACGTTTTTTCTTTTTGTAACTTGACGGCTTATCCGAACTTATTTTTCCACAGTAATCACAATTAAAATGTATTTGATTACGATTAGCATCACCGATTTTCTTTTTAACTTCTTCCGAATGTTTATGTCCTTTTTGGAATCCCTTTACACCTTTAACCACACGAATCACCTCGTTTATCTAATACTAATAGTTTAGATTTTTTTAGCTAAAGAAGGTGACTGTGTTCATAAATATTCCCAATGACTTCACACGTTCTCATTTCAATTTGGATAATATTGAAACCAGCTAGTTCATCTGTCCATTCAACTTCTTTTAACACTCTATCTTTGCCGTCATGCCAATGAGAATCTTTCCAACCACTAACAATATCCCCCTCATAAATCTCCTTGCCATTCTTGTCCTTTAAGCCTGTGTATTGCATAAGGTTACATTCATAATCTTCAAATCCTTGATAGTTACAGCCGTTTTCAATCTGCTCAATCTTCACTAACCTACCGTCACCATCAATGAAATAGTCATCATCAGGTGTAATGTAAACCATACGTCCTTTTAACCATGCACGAAACTTAATCTCTCTACTCATGCAGCCATCGCCCCTTCCATTCTTGAAATCAGATAATCCGTAGCCTCATCAGCATCTTTCAGCCCTACCATGACTCTCAATTGCTCCAAATGGTTATATGCCATAGTTTCGTTATGCTTTCCTCCAAAACGTTGATGTTGCCCAAGGAATAGAATGATTTGGTCAATTAAGAATTGTTCATTCATAATTTTCACCATCCTCTATCTCACGTTCATGCTCCGTGACATAAATGTATGGTCTTGTATGAAAATAATCATTTTCATTTGGGTACTGCACCTCAACTTCTGGATGCCTTGATACGAACTCTTCCACGTCCCATACGTTACCTATATCTTCTGTTACTAATGGAATACCGACCATGCTATGTCGTGTGTTTCCAGACCAACCAGTTCGTTTTAAAGATTCAATGTTTTCGTGCATTGCATCTAAATTGTTATGAATTACTCTGATTGTTTCTTTAACCTTTGTTTCAATAATGTGCATCCCTCATTCACTCCCCACTAATTTGTTAAAAGCCTTACGGTTTCTAGTTTCTAAAGCAACATCAATCGCAGCGCCTTTGTAATTTTGTTTATTGAAGTCCTCAAGTTCTGATATGAAATGGTTTATTTCTATCTCTCGATAAGCTTCGTACATCTCGCTAAGTTGATGACGACAATTAATCCCTTCACCCTCCATCAAGGGGCTGTTGCCCCTCACTTGTTTTCAAAAACCTTACGTAATCGGTAGTTCACTTTCATGTTCTTTGGAATCGTTACTGTAAAATCCTGTGCCATTTCAAACAGCCTGCTAGTCAACGCCTCGTCAATGTAGAGCATGTCATCTAGTGATAACTCACTGGAAACAAGTAATGGCTTGTTGTTAAGGTAGCGATAATTAACCACTTCAAAAATGGATTCAGCCTGCCATGGTTTCACGTCAACCTTCCCACCAATCGGCTTGAATAGATCATCGATAAACAGGACATCAATTTCCTTCATACGGTCCATGATTTCGTTTTTACGTTCAAAGTTGTTAGCAGCTAGATTGTTCATGCCATCCTTATAAGGAAAGTAGAGAACTGGCACTTGCCTTGTATGAATCAAGTAATTTGAGATAGCCGTTAGCAAATGTGTTTTGCCGCAACCAGGTTGTCCGATTAGCATGATGCTGTTTTGTCGGTAACCTTTAATCTCGTCAAAAGCCCTGAAATACTGATTAGCCTTGCTTTTCATTTCAGCAACCTTTGGATGTACACCCTCGGTCGAGAAGTTTTTAAAACTCATTTTCTGAAATTCTTCTGTAATGGCACTAGATTTGATCAAACGATTAAGTTGACGTATTTTAGAGCATTCGCATTTCTGCCATTCTTCTGTGTCGTACTGCAAAATAACTTCTGTTCCATTTTGTAATAGCGTTGTTTCTCCAGCTTTCTTACGAACCATATAACCACCTTCGTCCTTACATTTAGGACAGTTGTAATTAGGTTCCTCAACTACTGTAGTCTCCGAACACAATTGGCTTCGTGCTCGTAGTTCCTCCAGTACTGCTGCCATTCTGTCGCCCATTCTTTCCATCAATCTTCACCTGCCAATCTGTGTATGAATTAACTCCTTTTTCTAAGGACCAGTTACGTAGTATCCCTTCGATATACTCGACACTTGATTTACCTAAATCAGCAGTAAGCTTAATCGCCTCAACAATGAGTAAGTGGTCAGGATATAAATCAAGAAGCTTATCCAGCTTTCGATGATCCGTAAAGTTACTGATTCGGATTGTTGAATCAAAACAATTTTTAATCTCCAAGAACGGATTGACCGACTGACTCTCTTCTCTCTCTGTCAGTACTTGGTTATTATCAGTATTTGGTTTATTCAATACTTGGTTATTATCAGTACTTAGTAGTCGCGGATTTTCCACTAGTGGTTTTTCCATCAATGGGTTTTCCACTGGTGGAATTTCCACTAGTGGCTTTTCCGTTTGTGGAAAAGGTACTTCATGAACTATAGTTTCCCAAGATACAATTCGTTTAGTGTTTTCATCCTTAATTGATTTACGTTCAACATAACCGTTATCTTTGAGCTCTTTAAATCCACTCTTGAAAGAATCTTTGCCATCTGTTGAATGAGTAATTAATTCGTCCATATAAAACACCCAATCATCTGGCATTGAAAGCATGTATGCCATTATGCCTTTAGCTTTCCAAGATAGCCGGTTATCGTTCAATGCCGTTCGATTCATCACTACATAGTTGCTGTTCTTAGCTACTCGGATGATGCCCATTTGCCCTCACCTCTCCTAAAATGGCAGTGGTGTGCCATCTATAAATAAATCACTAACCTTTTTGTTATGGATTACAGATTCTACTGCCAGTGTTTGAAGCTCTTTGTAAGTCGCATTATTAATTTCTTGGATAAATTTAAAAGCTGTATTTGTATCTAGTTGTTGATTGGTTCTTCGAGCTATAATTTCATCCATTATTACTTTCCGAATATGTTCAAGTTTTAATTTAAAGACTTTGTTCAAGCTCAACCCTCCATATTTTCAATATTCAAACTTTTAATTATAGACCTACTGTTTCAAATGATTTCTCTATAGTTTCAATGTTTTCGATTGAATAAAACGTAGGGTGATATTGATGCTTTTCAATCCACTCAGCTAATGCAGAATTGAGTTTTTTCTCTAATTCTTCTTGAGCTTCTTTTGGAACATGGTGTAAATAATCATCAGCATAGTCACCGCCCACCCAAGATGCGTTTTCAGCTATTTCATCTAGTACACTATCGACATTTACTGACGGTACAAATCCTTGCATTTGACCTACAAAAATAGTTACACCTGTTTGTTCAGGATCTGGCTCTTCTCCAGTTTCATCTAACCAAATATCAAATAATTGGATTGCACCAGTTTCATTTATCAAAGCAATTGCTTCTTCCTTCGATTCAAACTCACCGAAATTGTTTGCATCCCATTTTTCTTCATCAAAAGTAATAATCCATTTTCCATCTAGTTTCATCTTAATTCCTCCTTGTTGATCTTTCTCACAAACCGCAAAACTACCACTAACCTTGGTCACCCTATAGTTGGGGTAACGCCTCATATAATCCAGCACCAAACGCCTGATTTCATCGTTATCCTTCGCCTGCTCAAATATCCAAGCAGGCAGTAGGACTTTGTGGGGGATGTTATTCATTCACTACTTCCACTTCAATTTCTGGTGCTTCAACGAAAAATTCTGTTTCCGGTGTGATGTCTTTCATTTCACGTTTAGGAGCTGTCCCCTCGTCATAAGCTACTTGTTGCTGCATCTCCACGCTAATCGGCAGGTACTTCCACATGTGTCGTACAACGGTCTTTTTCGCCATTTCCTCGTAGTCTGTAGCCCACGGTGAATACGATGAATTAGCAGCCTTCGAACGACCTTTACGCTTCTCAATTTCGGCTTTTGACATGAACTCAAATTGATAACCCCCATCCTTAAAATGAGCGACCGCATAGGCACCTACAAAATTGCCCTTATCTACGTCCATACAAGGCTTGTGCTTTAACTTAGGGTCTAACCCTAGCTCGTACTCAAACTCGTCCTTTTCGTAAACGGCATGAGCGTAAATTGACTGGATATGACCACTTCGTCTTGCAAGGTCAATCATCCCTTTGTAGCCGATAATAAATTGAACTTCTGTAATGCCCTTTTTGTTATTTTTGAATGGTAGTAAGTAGCAGTGGCCCATTAAACCAGGCTCTAATCCTAATTGAGCAGCTTGCATAACAGCACCTAGTAAACTAGAAACATCCGCATCTTTAAGTGCTGGTGTTGTTCGAATAGTCGTCATTGCCAAGCGCATTAAACGGTCAACATCCATGTGCTTTGGTAAAGCCTGCGCCATTGCTGGAGCCATTTGTTTTAAATAATCATCAATAGTTTTAGGTTTCTGTTGAGTCGCTGGTGCCTGTTGCATTTGAGCTTTTAAATCTGTTGTAGTTGCCATTGTTAGTTAGCCTCCTTAATTGATAAGCGTCTTGATAATGACTCTTTGATATATTTTTCATAAATTGCTGGCTGTTCTTCTTTCAATCGCTTGCTATCCAAACGACTTGAAGCAATAGTTTTATAAGTTACTTTAAAGCGATCCGAATGCCCTTCTGCAGACTCACCAAGCATCATTTTGAGTTGATTTTCATACTCTTTACGCTGTAGTTCGAGTTGCTTTTCTTCAGCTTTTAAAGATTCAATAGCTTCGATCAATGTGTTTGATTGCTCGTCCAACATAATGGCTGAACCATCATCTTGTGGGTACATCTTGGCAAGTAATTCTGATGCCGATGAACTTCCGTCAATAGCTGGTGGAACATCCGCGAGTACGTGATTCTCCCAAAATGATTTCTCGTGTTGAATCATCAGCTCGATAAATTCATCATCCCTAGCGACTTCTTTCCAAACGAACTTGTTACCACCGATTAATACAGCGATATAAGCTTTTTCATAGCCAGTGACTGCTAGGTAATGTTGTAACTGACAAAGGTATGCCGCTGGCACATCCTCACCATTCCAGCTATCTTTTAGGTACTCGCTCGCTGTCTTGCATTCCAAAAATGCTTTCTCTCCAACTACATCCCTGTCTAGATTAGCAGTCATGAAATAATGCTTAGGATGACGTAGCATTCTATTGATCTTTCGAATTTTCTTACCTGTTCGTTTTGCGAACTCTTTAGCTACTACATCTTCAAGAACGTTGCCCCAGTATGCAGCCTCACTATCTGATTCCTCAACAAATTCAGATGTTTTTTCTATATATAGTTGAAACGCTGATTTGTATCTGTTGAAACCTAAGATTGCCGATGCATCCGAACCGCCAATACCACTCTTACGGAGTTGTAGCCATTCAATGCGATCCATTTCTAAAGTAGAAACTGCTTCCATTCCCTTGCCCTCCTATGCTAAAATCTGATTAATAATTGTTTTTCTAAGCCACTATTACGAGTAGTGGTTTATTTTTTTGTGTAAAATTTCGCATTATAGTTATCCTCTAAATACGTATGGATGTTGTCTAAATGAACGATATCGCCATTCGGAAACTCCATGTAGTCATCATTAAAAACTATTAAACTACCGTATAGATCACGAAATTCTCTTTCGATATACCGAAATGTAGGTACGCTATTTACAGCTTGAATCGTTCCCAACACCATTGGATTTTCAACTTCCATAAGTTGTCGCATGTGCTCACCTTCTTTCCTATGTATTTGATGGCATCCCATCAAGCAACTCACAGTGGCAAAGCATAACCGTAGGGAGACGGTGCTGTAAGCTGCTTGACGAGGGCGAGATAACTCTCGCAAACGTCGAAACTTGTGATATAATAGATTTGTATATGTTGTCTCGCTGTTTAATCTTCGCTCGATTAAGCAGCTTTTTTATTGCCATTTAACTTCTCCAACATCCTCTTATCACAGAAGAAATGTACATAAATTAATCTCTGCTTTAACGTCATGTGTCGCCACGCTCTAGGCTTGATGCGCAAGTTTCTTCACCACCTTAGCTAATACTCCCTCTCTATTTAAATCTTCAACGATTATCCAAAACCGTTTTCGTTCATGTAGTTGCTCTAGTTGTTTCAACGAATTATGTAGGTCTCGTTCTAGTTGTTTTGCTATGTTGATACGACCTGCTTTTACGTGTAGTTTGATTACATCTGTTAGATCATCAATACATCTGATTTCACGCTCAATTTGTTCATCTATATTCATTTAATAAATCCTACCTTTTGAAGATATTTGTAATGGTCCATCCATACACCTGTGTAACTAATTTCCATATGGTCTGTCATTACAGCAATAAAGTTAGCTAATGCAGTTTGAGCCTCCACTGCTTCTTCAATCATGTCCAGCATTTTTTGTTTCTCATATGAACTTATTGCCTCCTTAGGTTTTGATAGGCTCGTTTTTTTAATTGCGTCAATAGCTTCTTGCAATTCCTCTATCGTTTTATCTCGAACACTACACCTATGAAGGTCTACATTTGGTCCGTTTAGCCAAATTGGCCCTGTCCCTGTATATTGATGCTGTACTGCTAGTGCGAACTTAGGATCATCGAATTTCTCTACGATACTTTTGCTTATATCTGCTGGTACCTTACTACGGCCGTTCTCATATTTGGAGATAGCCTCTCTTCCTACACCGAAGTCAAAACCGAATCTTAATTGTGTTTCGTCGCCCCTAATTTCTTTCATTATCTCGCCCACTAAATTTCCAGTAACAGTCATATTTCCATTCCTTTCTTTTATATAAAGTCACATTTCATTGAAAAGTTAACTTGTAAGAGACCGCACTTTGTATAAATTCCCTGTATAATAATGGTTAAGAGGTAGATTTGCCCCTACCTCTTAGATTTCTACTAGATTGGTAGTTTGATTTATCTTGAGGCCATTTGCCCTGGCCTCTCCTATTTAATTGCACCTGCTCGTGCTTTTTTATTTTTAATTCCATTCATTCATAATGATATTTTTAATTGTTTCTTTTGTTGGTTCTGCTAACCAAACTCTTTTACTGCGTGGTTTAGGCTTTCTTTCGTAACGTTTAACTCTTGGATCACAGAGTAGATTAGCTTCTAGAAAAGTTTTTTTGTATCGTGTTTCTCGAACGATATCATCTATATCCCAAAAAAGTGTTACTTCATCTTTGGTTTGATCTTGTATCATATAGCAACCACCTTTTTGAGAAACTTTTTAATAAAGTAGGCTTGTCCTTTACCTGTGATTTTTGATGTCCTACTAATGCTGATTTCCCCACTAGTGTGATGGATAGGTGTTTCTTTAATTTCGAACAAACCTAGTTCCATTGACTTTTGAGTTGGTGAATTGAAATCTGAACCTTTACGCTTGATTAAATAGCCATTTTCTCTAAGCCATTCGAATAGACGTTTTTGCCCAACATCTACACCGTTTTGTTTTAGAATTTTGGCGAAATCACCAATTAAAATTGATGTATGACTTGCTTGTATCGCTTCAGCAAATAGCACTTTTGGTTTTTGCGCTTCGATAATAAGTTGCTGCTCAACTATTTTTTTCTTGTTACTTTCGATAGTTTTTTGAGCGATAAGAAAACCTTTCGCTAAAATTGTCATTTCATCGTCATCTTCATTGGTAGCGATAAAACCACCGTTTAGACGAATTTCTTTTAAAATGTTTTTGACCTGTTTTTTAAATTGTTTAGCGATAGGTTTACGTGATTGCATTAACACTTCATATAAACCATCTTCTGTTAAGAACCAATTACTACGAAGATTGTTCGTAGAAGAATATTTACCTTTTTCATCTTCATCTACAGTATTTAACATGGTAGAAACATCATAATAACCTTGACTAGTTTTTGAATAATCGATCCATTCAGCTACTTCTTTCGCTAGAAATAAAGGATTATCTAATGTTCCATAGACTTTAAATTTTTTCATTAAAACAACTTGTTCGTGAATAACTTGTAATTGATTCATAATGGACCTCCTATGTTTAAAAATTTTCCAATCTGCTAAACTATTGGTAGATTGGAGGTGAAAATATATGAAAATAAATTTTGACGCTATGCGTGAATTGATGTTTGTGATAGAAGAGCAACCTAACAGCATAGATGTTAATCAAGTTGTATTCGATGCTCGGCTTGAACGATTTGATAAAAATGAACTTGGTTACGCTATTGAAAAATTAATTGAATCTAATCTTTTGAACGGTCAAGTCGGAAAATCGAAAACCGGTACACAGTTACTTATTCATTCAATCAGTTTAGAAGGTCATCAATTTATAGATGCTATCCGGCAAGATACAGTTTGGAATAAAACGAAAGAAACTGCTTCTAAAGTGGGTGCGGCCACTATTAGAGAAATTGCTTCAATTGTGTTTGGTTCTGTCAAAGAATTGTTTTAAAATCTAACCCTTTAACTTTGGCGTAGAATTTTACTGTCACTTCGGTAATGTTATTAACATCTGATTTAATGGAAACATCTATCAACTTTTCTACTTCTGTTCCATTAATAAAGAAACCATTTTCAAGTGACACTACGTCATAATCAAACCCATCGAAACTATAACGAGGGTACTTTTTAACCAACCCTCCAATATCTTTTTCGTTTAAGTAGCCAGCAGCGATAAGTAAGTTAATATAGCTTACTTCCTCATTGTGTTCACTAATTTTTCTAAGCACATGTGAGGATGGTGTTTCATTTAAATCTCCTCTCTTCAAACAAGTTAAATGATTTAGCGAAAGACCTATTTTCTCGGCAAATTCACAATCTGACGTTTCTCCTTGTGCTGATTCAATTAAATGAATCAAATTCATTGTTTCACCTCTTAGTATTGTTTCAGGTGACTTCTTTTTTGATTTATGTTGCACTTCTACACTTCCTTTCGAGTATGAGTGTTTATGCCGTCTTAGAATTACCTTTTGGTAAATTTTTATTAAAAATAAAAACCTTATCAAAGGTTAAATCAGGATATTTAGTTAACACACCTGAAATAAATTTACCTCCTGGGTTTCTTCTGCCGTTCAAAACTCGATTAACTGTACTATGTGCTACACCAATATTTTTTGCAAAATTTGCTTCACTTATGTTGTTTTCCTTTAAGTACTTTCTAAGAACATCTTTGCTTAAATGAATAGATTGCATTTTAACTCACCACCTTTACCTTTTGGTAATTACCTTATGGCAATAATATACCCTCAGTTTTACCTTTTGGCAACACTTTTATAAAAATTCATTTAAAAAAATTTCCTTTTGGTAATAGAGTTGCTTAAAATCAAAGTAGGAGGGATTATCATGAATGAATTCGGCTCATACATAAAGAAGGTTAGAGAGTCAAAAAATATGACATTAAATCAAGTTGCTTTGTATGCCGAAATAAGTGCTGCACAACTATCACGTATAGAAACCGGTAAGCGTGGTACACCCAAACCTCCAACGATAGAAAAAATAGCTCGTGCTCTGAAGGTAGATTATAACGAGTTAATGGAAATTGCCGGATACTTAGAATTAGAGACCTCTAAACAAACCCAACTCGATAAAGACGAAGCAGAATTTCAAGCATTCGCTAATGACCCAGAACTTGAAATGTGGTATAAAGAGCTACCGAAATCTGACGAAGAAGAACTTCGAAAGCTTCGTACGATTTGGGAAATGATTAAGAATGAAAAAAAGTAGCAATATAATATGTACTTATTTTTAGAGGAATAGTAGTAAGGACATGTCTTATAACATGTCCTATAAAATTAATCTTAATTGTAAATTAAAGGTAATTCATAGAAATTTTTACTCAATTCAATTATCCTTATTAAGATAATTCGTAACATTGCAAAAGATTTTTAATTATATAAAACATTCATAATATAATAGAATTTTAAAATATGGTGGGGTGAAAAAATGAATTATCTATCAATTTATAAAACAAATATAAATTTAATAAATGCAGAATTAGTAGAACGTGACGCTGCTGATAATCAAGCGTGGGATGAATTTGGACGTGCGACAAAACAAGAGTCTGAAAAACAAACTAAAGTAAGAGAATACTATTTCCAAAGTGTTGAGACGGAGGTAATTTCATTATTATTAGATATTGTAAAAAATATTCATAGTGAAGATTTCGAAGAAATTTATAAGATAAACATGCTAAAAATAGCCACAAGGTATATTCAATCAGAGAAAGCTATGACCCTAAGAACTCCAATTAATGCGCACCCAACTCCATGCGATATTTTCACTTCAATTGAACATACTGATGATAAAATTACTTTCTTCATTGCAAAAATTGATATTGCTAAATATTTTGATCGTAATGAGGGTGTAATAAAAACTGGCTTACCACATAGTGATCAAGGTAATAAAACAAAGAACTGGAAAACTGCAACTATTACTATTGTTTTAGATGATGAAAATAATTTGGATATAGAAAAAGTAATTATAACCGATACTGCACAAAAGATTGCTGAATACTGGGCGCAAAGTTTTTTAGAAGCCACTGAGATTACAGATGATATAAAAAATACGAAAGATGTCTACAAAGAAATCTTACGTATAATAAAGAAAAATGGAGGAGCTACCAAAAGTCCAGAGGTCACAGCTGATAATACTCACTATTTGAATCAGTTTAATGGTTACATGGTCAATAATAGAACCTTTATTTTAGAGGATGCCTTACAACATACTTTTGGAGAATATGAACCTTTAGATATAAATTTCCCAACTGCAAACTTACAATCACAAATAATAACAAAATTTGTGGAAAAAAGATTTGATACTTCGTTTCAAATTATTCATAATGAAATCAAAAATGGATTAAAAGTTGACTATAAAATTTCGGATGCTATTACTTTAAAAGTAAAGCATATTGATAATATAAAAAACACAATAAAGTCTGAATTAAATTCAAATGGCGAACCAATAATTATCATTAAAGTAGATAGTGTTGATAATAAAGTATATCAAAGTTTTTTAACAGCCGGGGAAATATTAGAAAATACTACAACTTAACTATAGGATTAACCAAAATCATCAACCAGAAGGAGGAAAAGTAATGACGTCTATAGAGAATTTAAATAAATATGAAGTAAAAGAAAAATTCGATATAAACCGCCCTCTTTCAATTGATGTACTAAAAATGTATATTGATAATAAATTAGGATCTGATGATGTTACTTTTAGATTAGTAGAAAACATTACCGAAGACAGTATTGTAAAAATAAATCCAACTGATTTTGATCTTACCGAAATAATTAATTTCTTTAATGAAAGTGTTGTCGAAGAAGAAGATAGCGCCAGTCTAATTGTTATTTATGAAAAGTCTCAAGGTGAGTTCAATATATATTCACCTATTGTATTATATCAGGATTTAAAAAGGTTGTCTTTTGAGCATTTTTATAACACATTTAATAATAAATATGATTTTAAAAAAAAAATTATAATTAATACAACATCTGATAATTTAACATATAACACAACATTATTTTGTACAGATCCAACATCACAGCTATTAACTGATTATAATAAAAGATTAGAAATTCTTGAAAATTGGAGTTACTTTACAAATATCCAAGGAGTTTCTTCTCCTAGATTAATACCCTCTGATTTTATAGATAATAGTTCACAATGCAATGATGAACTAGCTAATATACTTTTATTATTTTCTAAGTTCGCTTCTATACTCTCAATTCTCTTTCTTGCAGATGTAGTAAATATTAAGCTTGATGATATATCTATTAAAATTAATAGTTATAATAAATTAACTTTTAAAATTAATTATAAAAATATATCATTCACTGATAATGAACATATCATTCGTATTTTTAATTGGGTATATTCTTCTAAGCAGAGCTATCTTGCGGATGATAAAATAATTTTTGCTAAAAATCAACTTTCTAGAAAACTTTCTTATAATGAGTCTGAAAACACTATTCATATAGAATCATCTACCCTGCCATCTATTTTAAGTATGCACAGAATATATTTAAAAGAAAACGCCAATCAGTACATAGAAACTACAAATACTGTTGCTGAATTACTCTCTAAAATGGCAGTACAGCAAAAAGAAATCCAGTCTACAATTATTAATGCATTGAAAAATAATTCCAATATCTTTTTAGGTCTTTTTATCTCATTATTAGTATTCAATACACTTTCTAGTGGTAAATCCACCGTATTCAATAGTCAAAATTATTATCTAACTCTTTTATTCGCACTAATATCATTAATTGGATTATTGATGTCGTCAAAACAAGTTGAGCGAGAATTAGCTAATGTTTTAGAGCAATTTGATGATACAAAAAAAGTATATACTCACCTTTTTGATATAGACGACTTGAATAGACTTTTTAGCGAAGAATACAAAGCAAATTTTTCAATAAAAATAAAAAAGAGCAGAACATACTATACTACTATATGGCTTATTGAAGTAGTATTAGTGATAACAATCATCTCAATTTTAACTTTTACAGATTGGTTAACCTTTTAACCCCCTTTCAAATAGTGGGGTTTTGTTTTAAACTAAAAAGGAACATACGTTCTTATTTTAAGGTTGAATGGAGTGGATTGAATGTACAACACAAGTCACACAGAGGACTTTATAAAAAATATGTATACAAAAATAAATATTTTTAAACCAGAGCAAATTCAATTATCTTATATTGCTAAATGTTTAGGTATCAAGGTGTTTTATTGGAATGAAGAAAGTCGAGCTTTATTTTTAAAAGGTTATCCATACATATTTATAAATAACCATTTATCGAAACAGCAACAATGGCAGGATTTTTGTCACGAACTAGCTCACGTTTTAATGCATAGTGGACATCAAGGTCGACTACCTCCCCTTTTTATTGAATATCAAGAATTAAAGGCTAATAATTTTATGTATCATGCTTGCATACCAACTTTTATGTTAAATGAACTATCTATTAATGATTATTTACATACAACAGTTTCAGGGGTATCAAAACTTTTTCAAGTAGAGTACGATTTTGCTTTAAAGCGTTTAATGCAATACTTCAATAAACGAATTGTGCAAAATTAACTTAATATCTCGTTTATATAAGACGATTTTTATTATGCCAAATTAACACCCAAAAAGAACGTAAGTTCCCATTTGAAAGGAGTGATGCTAAAGATTTTCTTCATTTTTGTACCTGCTCGTGCTAATCGGAGGAAATCAACTATGGTTAGAAAAAAATTTTATAACACAAAGAAAGACTGCATTTACTGGTACAAGGATTCGGAAAATGAAAAGAAGTTCGCCTTTCGCTACAAATACTACGATAGATTTGGAAAGCGAAAAGAAAAATCTCAACAAGGTTTTGATACTGAACAAGCAGCTGAGCGTGCTTTGATTGAAGTTAAAGCAAATGTATTAGACGGAAATGATAGATATGTAGAAAATGCAAATTTAACTGTCGCTCAATGGATGGACATTTGGTTTGATATGAAGAAAAGTGTATGGCGTCCTGGTACGTATATACATTATCAAGAGTCATATAAGAATCATATAAAACCACTTATCGGCCATCACAAGTTACAGAAACTCACAAAAATGACTCTTCAAAGGGAATTAATTGATAAGTTAGTCTCTTATAAGTTAAAACGAGCAACCATTCAAGGGATATTTAGAGTTTTCAAGTCTGCTGTATCTTACGCTGTAGAGGAAGAAATCCTACCGAAAGATCGTTTTAAGAAGATGGATTTTAGCGCTGCACCCACTGGAGATAAAGAAAATTTTTATACTGAGGAAGAATTAAAAACTTTTCTATCATGCGTGAAAGATAACGATCCTACTACTAGATATACTGCTATTCTTACTTTAGCAATGACCGGAATGCGAAAAGGCGAAATGATGGGATTAACATGGAATGACCTTGATTTTAAAACAAAGTCTATTACGATTAATAAAGCTCGAACAAGAACAGGGCTTGGACCGCCAAAAAGCGATAACGGTTACCGTAAAGTTAGTATGAATAATGAATTATATTCGCAGTTAAAAATTTATAAAGCCTGGTGTATAAAGAAGAAATGGGAAAACAGTATGCAGCATAAAGACGAGGATTTTGTTTTTATTTCAAGACAAGGTTGCAACCCAATCGGTTTAACTTATGTTGAAGATGCATTAGACATGATTTGTACTAAATATAACTTAAGAAGAATATCTCCACATGGATTAAGACATACAGTTGCTTCTATTTTACTGGCGCGCGGTGAAACACTTGTTACAGTAGCAAAAATACTTGGAGATAACCCAAATACTATATTAAAAGTATACGTACATTCATTTGAGAAAGATGAAATTAAATCCATTGATTTAATGAATCAGTTTGCAAATGGATGAAATATAAGTTAATAGCAATATTTCATCAAATTGGGGTACTTTTTGGGGTTCGCTTTTACTGTGACCCCTCCCCTCCCTTATATATCAACGTTTTATTCTTTTTTCCATCCAAATGATATAGTTCGCATGGTACACCACGCCCATCTGGTCTGTCTCTGCGTACCGTATTTCAATCTGTTTCTCACTCACAAACATTTTCTTCACCTCGTCCTACATTATAGCGCAAAAGTGTTGATTTGGTGGGGTTTTTGCTCTACTGATTAGAAAAAGTTAATAAATTGTAATTTAAAAAAATTTGAAATTAGATTCAGAAAAAATATTTGGTAAAAAATGTTTTTTCTGTTTTTACCCGTTGTACCCCACTTAATTGGGGTACAAAAATTTAAAAATAAAAGATCCTGGTCAGGTACTGGAAATCAAAAATGTAATTTTTTAACAAATGAATTCAAAGCAAAAAAAGGTTTTAGTTTATAAGTTTTCAATAAATATGATTGAGAAAAACCACTCATCACTTTATTAGAACTGCCCCGTAAAAGTTAAACATCAATCTAACTTTACGGGGCAGTTCACACACAGAGTTGTCTTTTATTCATTTATTATTTTATTGACTATCCAAAAATTATAAAAAAGGCAATAAAAAACATCATTGCGAATGAACCTATAGCAATTAATACATTTACATATGACAGCAATTCACTCGCTCTTTTCCATCCTTCTAAATAGACCCATGACAAAAGTAAACATACCTATATTAGCAAACACACTTGTTAACAGCTTTCCTACCCAATCTTCCTTCTTTGCAAAGGTTGAATGTGCAATGCGAGATGATATAATTACAATAGCTATTAGACTAACATAGAAAAAAATCCATAAATCTCCAATATATCATTTGGGTGCAAAATCCATTAGATACATCCTTCACTTTGCATGAAATCTTCAATCTTTTTCCGTACTACTGCTGGGGAAATTAGTTGAATATGTTCCCCTTTATCGTCACATGTAAAAATTCCTTTGAAAACTTCAGGCATAGCGTCGTACTGTTTTTTTAACTGTTCATTAAATTTTTTGAAACAGTCGTATTGATATTTTTCCAATAAATAAGGTATCAGAAAAGATGAACGCAAGATTTCGTATTCCTGATAATTATATGGTGTACTTTCTGATCGCCTTTTTAAGATTTCTAACATCTTTTTCATTAAAATCGCAACTTCTTCTTCGCTTGCATAGGCAGCATATCCTCTAATCGCAGTTAGCCGCATATCCAAATATCTCTCTTTTTTATATACTTTGAGAAAAAAGTCCTTTCCGTTCTCAGGCAAGTCAAATACTAATTGTTTTAATAATACATTACGTTTAGCAATATCCTTTGTATTAAAATATGTTTCCATTATTGAGTTTCTTTTGTCCATATATCACACATCCATTCCTAAGCTACGAAGTTACATTTTGTTTTTTAACAATACGGTACGAAATAGTTACTATATTTCTGTTATGTCAAGCTTACCATTTCCAACATGTCTTTACGATTTTAAGCGTTAATTTTCAATATCGTTTTTAACATAAATATCTAAAAACGTATTCCTAGGAATAACTACTTCCTATCCTAAATTGTTGACTCCATTCCTCATAACTTACGAATGGTACTACAGCACTTGGAGGCTTCACCTCTTTGTACGCCTTATTAAAAGCTTGTTTGTAATTTAACCCTAAATCAGACATATAAGCATCAATACGAACAGCCGATTGCTTTTGGTAGGTATCGTCCATGTAGTCTCTGCCTCATCGATACTCTGGTAACTTGCCATTCCATATATATTTTGTGCCAGCGACACTGACTGTCCATCGATGCAATGCCCCATACCATAATGTTAGTAGCCTTCATTATCAGCTTTCTGACCATCTAGCTTTCTATGTGACTTACTAACCCTTGTGTCAAGTGATGACATCCAGACTTTAGTGAGCCGTTTTAATTGTACTAATACTATTATCTATTGTGTTTTTCGGCGAAGAAATATTAGAATTTTTCAAAGATGGCCTTCCTGAAGACGATTTCTCATATTATGCAGTAGTTTTTTGATTAGCAGTTTAAGCTCGCTATGCTAATCTAAATTAATAATCGAAACCGTAATAATATGTTAAGATTGACTTATATAAAATTAAAGGAATGATCTTATGAAAAAAGCAGTCAAATTAGCTTCCTAAAATTATCTAGATTTTAAATTTTAGGAGGCTTTATAAGATGAAATTCAATAAAATTGATATTAATAATTGGGAACGAAAAGAAATTTTTAATCATTTCTTAAATCAACAAACGAGCTTTAGCATCACCAGAAATATTGATATTACTGAACTTTATAAAATTACAAAAGATAAGGGATATAAATTCTATCCTGTATTCATCTTTTTAATTACTCACGTGGCAAATTCAAATAAACATTTTAGAATGAACTTTAATTCTGCTGGAGAGTTTGGATACTGGGATAAGGTAGTCCCAATGTATACTATCTTTGATAAGACATCAGAGTTATTTTCAGCCATTTATACAAATACAGATGAAGGTTTTAAAAAGTTTTATGAGAACTATATTTCCGATACAGAGAAGTACAATGGTACAGGAAAACTGTTTCCTAAAACACCGATACCTGAAAATGTCGTCAATATTTCTATGATTCCATGGACTTCTTTTACTGGTTTTAACTTAAACGTGAATAATAGCCCAAATTATTGTTTGCCGATAATCACTGCAGGTAGGTTTATCAATAAAACTAGTAATATTTATTTACCTTTATCCTTGCAGGTTCATCATTCTGTCTGCGATGGTTACCATGCAGCTCTATTTATGGATAGATTTCAGACTCTTGTAGAAAATAAACTAGAGTTTCTTATATAAATAAAACACGAAACACTGACTAATCTCTTTTAGTTGGTGTTTTTTACTAACCAGTAAGAAAACAGGGTAGTATATATGCCTTATTTTGTGTTCCTTGTATCTGATTATTGTCTTTCTGCTTTCCTTCTATATCCACTCAAGTTACTGAACAATATCTTTCTAGTAATCGATTAACCAATACCAATTGAGTTCAATGCTCCTTGCATCTGCGTTTTCGCATAGCCAATCATTGTTTTAAGGTTTTCCAATTCTCTTTCCACTTTCAGGCGGTTACCCTTTTCATTTTCATACAT